ATATGAGAAATGCTACAGGCTTAAGAAACTGTACAGTTCAAGGACTATCAGGATCATTGGGATCAGCAAACAGTTATGGTACAAAACGTCCAACAGCAGGTGCGTTTGTGTCATTGGATCCAGGTTATGGTCCAAATGATTACAGCGTATGGATTGCAAATCCAACAGTCGGCACAGCAACTTACACACCAACTGATGCTACATACGATCCAGCAACAGGTGTTACAGTATTAACAGTCGGCGCACACAACTGTCAACCAGGTGAATCTATCAGATTAACCACTGCAAGTTTAACATTCACTTGTGATTCAGATGGCAACGTGTCACAAATTGCTTATCCAAGAACAACAGATCCGGCGGCGGGTGCAGAGATCATGATTGATGCAGTCACTCCAACAACAATCACAATCAATGTTGGTGCAAGTCCAGGAGGACAACAATACGCACACACATTTGTGAGTGCTTTAGCAGATTCTGTACAACAGGAAACTGTGTGTAGAATTGGTGGTAGATCACCTTATATTCAAAACGTAACAACTTTTGGAACAGGTGCTGTAGGACAAAAAATTGACGGAGACTTACACGCAGGTGGTAATGACTCTATGGTATCGAACGACTTTACACAGGTAATATCAGATGGTATTGGTGCTTGGATTACAAACTTAGGTAGAGCAGAACTTGTATCTGTGTTCTCATACTACGGACACATTGGATATCTAGCAGAAACAGGTGGAAAAATACGTGCTACAAACGGTAACTCATCTTATGGTGATTTTGGTTGTGTGGCAGAAGGTGTTGATCCGACGGAAGTTCCAGTTACTGGTACAGTTAACAATAGATCAACTGATGCAGTTGTAACCAGTGTATTCACTGATGGTGAACAAATTCTAGCATTAGAATATGGCAACGCAGGTAGAGAATACTCAAACGCTACAATCACTATCACAGGTGATGGTTTCGGATTAAACGGAGTAGCGGCAACTTACAATACAGGTGGTGTTTACAAAATCAGATTGTTAGAAACTGTTGTAAATCCTACATCGAATTTAGGTGGTGCAGGATATGTTACAACAACAAACTCAGCACAAACAGGAACAACAACTCAAATCACATTGGCGGCGGCTGATTCAGCGGCAAGTGGTGTGTATGTGGGTATGGCATTGTTTGTAACTGAAGGTAAAGGTGCTGGACAATATGGTTACATTGATACATATTCTTCATCAAGCAAAATTGCTACAATTAAAAAATTCTCAGATGATTCTGCAGGTTGGGACACACTAGGTGGCAAAGCAGTTGAAACAACTTTAGATTCAACTACCATCTACGAAATTACTCCAAGAGTTGTAATTGGTGCTCCACAAGGTGATGGTTCTACTGCGGCAAGGCAAGCAGTTGGAAGAGCAGTTGTTACAGGTGAACAAATTACATCAATTAAAATATTAGATTGTGGTGCTTCTTACACATCAGCACCAACAGTGACATTTGTAGATCCAAACAACACAACAGATGCTCCAGTACAAGCATACATTGGCGATGGTGTGTTAGGTCAACCAACATTTGTGGCAAGAGGTCAAGATTATGTAACTGCTTCTGCGGCAATCACAGAACAAGGTGTTCAAGCAACAGTATCAGCAATCACTAAAGCATCACCAGTAGTAGTAACAACTTCTGCCGCACACAACTTTAACACTCATGACAAAGTTAAATTTGATGGCATATTAGGTATGATAGAATTAAACACTGGTGTCTTTTATTATGTTAAAGTTCTAACAGTTGATACTTTTGAGTTATATGCTGATTACGATTTAACAACTCCAATTGATTCTACAAACTACACCACATATCTAAGTGGTGGTACAGCAGAAACATTTGGTGGTTTTAGAGATGAATATCAATCAGGCAAATACATTGCTGTTGAAAATTTAACAGAAATTCCAAGAGCAGGTTCAAACATTGAGTTTGGTCATTTACCAGGACAATACTTTAAATTGGTTGCTGTTAATCAACAACTTGGAACACAAACTCCATTCACAGCATTGTTACAAGTTTCACCAGACATAAAAGTTTCGGAAGCACCTGATCACGGACAGTCAATTGAAATGAGAATAAGATACTCACAAGTACGTTTAACAGGACACGACTTCTTAGATATCGGTACTGGTAACTTTGCAAATACAAACTATCCTGGATTACCATTAGTAAATCCAATTCCAGCAAATGAAACTGTTGAAGGCGGTGGAGGAAGAGTATTCTTTACATCAACTGACCAAGACGGTAACTTTAGAGTTGGTGACTTGTTCTCAGTAGAACAAGCAACTGGTATTGCATCATTGAATGCAGATGCATTTAATATTTCAGGACTACAAGAATTGCAGTTGGGTGATCTGGCATTAGGTGGAACAAGTGCTTCTATTAATGAATTCTCAACTGATGGTACAATGGCGGCTAATTCGGATGCTATTGTTCCAACACAAAGAGCAATAAGAACTTACATCGCGTCACAGATCGGTGGTGGTGCTAGTTCACTCAATGTTAACTTAATTACTGCTGGATTAGTGGTAATTACTGGTAACACAATAAGTACAAGTAACAATGTAGGAATCAATTTCCAAAGCGTCACAAACTTCTCAAAAGGAGTTACTGGCGTACCGATTGCGATGAACTACTTAATACATAGTTAAAGGAGAAGAAACAATGGCTTCAGGAAGAATAGGAAAAGCAGATCTTTTAGCCGCGACAAATACGACTGTTTATACAACTCCTGTTGATACATTTACTGTGGCAACAGTGTCGTTTTGTAACAGAGGTAACCAAGCCGTTACAGTAAGATTAGCGGTGGCAGACGCGGCAACTCCAGATAACTCAGAATATGTTGAATATGAAACAGAAATTTTGAGCCATGGAGTTTTAGAAAGAACAGGTTTAGTACTGTCAGCAGGGCAATTATTGGTAGCACGTTCAAGTGGTGCTAACGTAAGTGCTGTTGTTAGCGGTATTGAAACAAGTACAGCATAATTTTAAGGTAAATTATATAAATAGTACTAATAAAGGAAACATAGACAATGGGAAGATACATATCAACAACTGGAACTGCTGGCGTAGTCACTAAACTAGTGAATACAACTTATCAAGCAGTTGTAAATGATAGAATCCTAGCAGATAGTAGCGTTGCTACTTTCACAATCACGTTGCCTCTAAATGCTTCTTTGTTAATCAATGACACAATTCAAATCATTGATGCAACATCGAACTTTGGAACTAACAACGTAACTGTTGCTAGAAACGGTTCACTAATTCAAGGAGCGGCAGACGACTTAACGCTTGACTTAAATGGTGCAATCATGACTCTAATTTACACTGGTCCGACTTATGGTTGGATAGTTGGTGCGGTATAATATTTTTTATACAACACTTACAAACTTGGAGAAACGGAGATTATGGCTAGTTTAAAATCACTACTCGGAACAAAATCAGATGCATTCGTATCGGTTGAAGAATCGAATTTAGAAAAAGGACGTATTTACGTTTATACACCTGGTACTAACTATTCAAGACTATGGTGCGGATTCTGTTTCCATCCTGAAGTATCAGGAACTGCTGTCGTAGAAATTTGGGGAGCAGGTGGATCAGGCGCAGAGATGTGCTGTTGTGGTTTCGGCTTACCTGGAAACGCAGGTGCTTACGTTAAAAAAACAATTTCAATGGCTCCAGGAGACTATGTTTGCGGATATATCGGACAATCATGTGGTAACTCAGATGATTTATGTTTTAGAGGTTGTTCAGAAGCAACTCAAGTAAGATTTTGTATTTCAAACGCAGAAACTTGTGCGTGTGCAGAAGGTGGAAGAGGAGGAATAACATTCTGTTCTACTAACTCATCATTTTATTGTTGTTACAGAGCAAATGGTTTCTGTGTAACAAGAACAAACAACGACAACTGCGGAATTATTTGTAACCAATGTAGTGGCGCTTGGTGTGCCAGAGGTTACTGTGGTCAAGAAAACAAATGTGGAAGAATTTCTTGTGTATCAGCGTTCGGCTGTTACCCATCATGTATTTGTATGTTTAACCACCATATTCCAACTCCAGCAGGAATGGGTTCTAAAGAAGGAAGAATGATCATCTACACAAACGATGATTTCAACGGAACTCAAAACTGGTCAGGTATGGGACATTATCATCATTTAGCAAACCTAGGTTCAGGCAGATTCCCAACAGGCGGTGTGCCTTGGGGCAGTTGCTGGGACGGCGGTGTTGCTTGTGGATGTTATCAAAACGATGGCTGTATTCCTCAAATGCCAATCGGTACAGGTGGAAGAGGACCTAACCCATGTCCAGGTGTTAGAGATCACGCAATCAGAGGTGGACACGGAGGAGTGCGAATCAAATTCGTAAGTTAGTATTATGGCAAGTTTAACTACATTATTACAATCCAAGTATGATTTTGCAGTAGGCAATGAAACAAACCTTGAAAAAGGTAGAATTTATCAATATTATCCAGGAACATCACGAGGTACAAACTTTAGATGTCACGTGTGTTTCGTAGCACCATCAGACGGTACAGCCACTATTGAAATTTGGGGAGCGGCAGGTTCAGGTGCAGAGATGTGCTGTTGCGGTGGAGGAATTCCAGGTAACCCAGGCGGTTATGCACGTAAAACAATTACTATGGCATCAGGCTGTTTCATTTGTGGAGTAGTAGGTGTGTCATGTGGTAACGGTGATGATTTATGTTTTAGAGGTTGTTCAGAACCAACTCAAGTGTGTTGGTTTGGTAACGGCGGTGGAGACGGATGTATCTGTGCTCAAGGTGGTATAGGTGGAAGAAGTTGGTGTTCAACTGGTTCTTCAATCTACTGCTGTGCAGTAGCATCAGGTTTCTGTTACACACAAGGTGGTTCAACTTATTGTGGGATCATTTGTAACTTTATGGATTCAGCAAGTTGTCCACAGTTTTGTGCTTATGCATATGGTGGAGATGTGAACTGTTACGGTGGATTTAGTTGTCATTACTTTAGAGGATGTCAACCTAACTGTAACTGTAGACAAGTTCCAATTATTAAATTCCCTCCAGGAATGATTTCAACGCTGGGTGGTGAGGTACATTACACAATGGACTCAGACTCAGGTAGATCTCAATGGTCTGGAATGGGCGGATGGATGAATGCATCTCATGGATTTAACCTAGCAACACGTAACCCTACAACAGGTGGACCATACACGGCTTGTTGGGAAGGTAACAGAAGTTGCGGTTGTTATGAACAACAAGGATGTAACACTTTCTTTCCAGCAGGAATTCCAGGACAAGGTCCAACACCATGTGATGGCGTAAGAGATCACGCACACAGAGGTGGATATGGTTTAATTAGAATCAAGTTTGTATCACCAACAGATGAATATGAACTGGTGGCGCAACCGTAGAAGGAGTAAATAGTATTATGGCAAGTTTAAAAGGATTATTAACTACTAGAAACCCAGCAGAGATGATTGAAAACAATCTCGAAACTGGATATATCTATTCGTACACACCTGGTACTAACTACTCTGTATTTTGTAATGGTATTTGTTGGACGGCTAATCAAGCAGGTACAGCCACTATAGAAGTTTGGGGTGCGGGTGGTTCAGGTGCTAGAATGTGTTGTTGTGGTGATGGTTTACCAGGCAATGCAGGTGCTTATGTTAAAAAAACTATCACAGTAGAAGCAGATGACACAATAACTGGTCAAACAGGAAACAGTTGTTATTCTCACGATTTATGTTTTTCAGGATGTTCACAATCCTCAGGAATATGTTACATCACAGCCAACAACGGTAATGGATGTGTATGTTCAAGAGGTGGATTTGGTGGGAAATCTATGTGTACAACAGGATCTTCTTTATTCTGTTGTTACAGAGCTCAAGGTTTCTGTTACACAAAATGTAACAATGACAACTGCGGATTAGTATGTAACGTTTGTAACGGACACTGGTGTGCATTAGCATACGGTGGAGATACAAATAAAAACTGTTGCGGACAATTTTCATGTGCTAGTTTCTTTGGATGCTGTCCACATTGTAAATGTCGGTTCCAACAACACGTGGCTATGCCAGCAGGACTATTTGCTGAAGAAGGAGCATTAATCACTTTCCAAAAAGAATCTGATGGAACTCCAATGTCACAATGGTCAGGTAACCAATTATTTCAATGGTATGCGGCACTTAACTTGGCAACTAAAACACCAAGACAAGGTAACCCAGATGCACACTGTTGGAGATCAACAAGATCTTGCGGATGTTATGAGATGCAAGGTTGTAACAACTATCTGCCTGTAGGAGCAGGAGGTTTATCTCCTAACCCATGTCCAGATGTTAGAGATCATGGAATTAGAGGTGGATTTGGTGGAATAAGAATCAAGTTTGTTCCGTCAAGTTAATAAGGATTAGATAAATAAAAGTATAAGAGGATATAAAAAATGGCAATTACAAAAGCATTTACAATAGCAATTCCAGATCAACCATACGTTGATGATTTCAGCGGTGGTACAACTCAAGCCGCAACTTATAACGGCCCTAAATTTATTAAGTTTCAGTACCACAAAGACACAGGTGTTATTTCAAGTGTTATTGGAGATGGAGACACAGAAGATTTAATGAGCCAAAATGAATTGCCTTGTATGGAAGATCATTTGTCAGGATATATCAATGCTGAGGAAAATACTTTAGAAGCGGCTCTTATCACAAGATCATACGATGCAGGCGAAGTTCCTAATTACACAGAAGATTTAGGTACAACTGATGCTGACGGTAATGCAGAAACGTGGGAACACGAATGGAACGATGGTACTGGTTTACTTTCTCAAATCTACAAACTAGATACAATCAAATATCAAAGCAATGCAGTGGTTATGCCAGAATTTAGAACACATGGATTAAGTAGAGAAGCGTTCATGGAAGGTGTAACAGGACAAATAGCAGGTTGTGATACTGAGTTAGCAAAAAGTGATGAGTACACAGATGAAGAAATTGCTTCAATCACAGCATACAAAACTTTTTTAGAATCAGTTTCTACAAAGTATGCTGACGTTGACCATTGGAAAATTAAATTTCCACAATCACCAAACTTTAAGTAATCAATTTTAAATCTGTTCTTTAGTTAAACAATTAAATAAGTTTAATTATGAGCAACAGAGAAATATTCAATAGGTATCCATTCGATATGGAAATACCTGACCAACCTTATATCGACAACTTCAGCAAAGGATTAACACACCCTGCCATATACACGGGGGTAAGATTTTTAAAATTTAGAATTGAAAATGGTACAGGACTTCTTAAAGAAGAAGTTGCTAATGGACATACTTTGGAAGAAATGAATTCAGTAATTGTTTACCCAGAAGAAAATCACGAAATTCATATCATAGATGCCAAATTAAATCCTTGGGAAGCGGCATATTTGACCAATGCATATTCGCATGATCCCGTTCCTGTATATGAAGAAGATTTAGGCACTGTGGACAGTGAAGGTAATCCAGAAATTTGGAATTATAATTGGGGGCACGTACTTAATCAAATTTATTACAGTCATGAGTTAAGATATGTAAACGGTGAATATGTGAAACCGCCATTTAGATTACATCAACACACTCAAGAAGCATTCATAAAAAGTTTACTCGATCATCAAGAAATGGTTGAACGAGAGTTAAGTAGACCAGAAGGTGTTTATACAGTTGACCAAAAAGCAAATTTACAAAAATATAAAGAAGACTTAGATGTTATTGAAACCAAGTATGTTGGAATACATCACTGGAAAATACCTTTTCCGGCATTACCATTAATCAAACCTTAATCAATATTATAAACCTATCAACACTTCAATCTATAAGTAATCATATACATGAATACACAAACAAAAAGACCTAAGGCTTTTTTCTTAAATGGTGGTATGGGAAGAATAATTTCGGCCATTCCTGCTTTAGAAAAATATCAACAAGAATCGGGCGATGATAATTTTATAGTTGTGATAGAAGGTATCTGTGATATTTTAAAAGGACATCCAACGTTAGATACAAAAACGTATGATATGTACCACAAGAATTTATTTCATACAAAACTGGTAAACATGGATATTGTTAGTCCTGAACCTTATAGAGTTAATGATTATTTTAATCAAAAATGCAACATAGCCCAAGCATTTGATATTTTAATAAACAACAAAGGTATAAGAGATCTTCCAAAATCGACCTTAGTATTAAGCAAAGAAGAATTAATTGCTGGAAAAAAAGTAGTAGATGAAGTGAAAGAAAAATTAAAAAAAGAAAAAGTAGTTATTATACAGCCATTCGGTAGAGCAATAGAACAAATAGATGGATCATTTGTTGATAAGTCTAATAGAAGTTTAGAATTTTTTAATTTAAAAAATATTATTAAAAAATTACAAGAAAAAGATTGGGCAGTAATTTTAATGAGCGAATTTGGAATAGATTTTAAAGATGCAGGATTTAAAGATGAAGTTGCTATGCCAGAAAAAGTAGAATTAAGACAGTGGGCGGCAATTATAAAATATGCTGATCATTTTTTAGGATGTGACTCATTGGGTCAACATCTTGCTTACAGTTTAGATACACCAGCAAGTGTTGTGTTTGGTGCTACATATCCTGCAAATACATCATATCCACAATCAGAAAAATTTAATATTATTGATTTAGGACAAATGGACCGAGAATATGATCCTATTAGAATCACATTCGATGAAAGAATAAGCAGAAAAAATGAAAGAATAATGTCAATGACTCCTGAAATAGAAGACTATGTAGTGGCGGCTGTTAATGGAGATCCAATAGAGGAATAACAATGGACGATATAGAAAAATACAACAAAACAGGTTATATTGCGGCAATTGCCAGAGGACACAATGCAGGTGTATGTTTACTAAAAGACGGAGAAGTTGTGTTTTCAATTGAAGAAGAAAGATTATCAAGAAGAAAATACGATGGCGGTCCATATGCTTCTATGGTTGAAATATTAAAATACACCGACAAAATAGATTATCTAGTTGTTGCTCATACACAAAGTTTAAATGATAGATCAACAGGTAGAGTAGATTATTCAGGCGATGATGTTTATACAGGTATTGCACGAAAACTTGGTCTAATTGATAGACATATCTATGAACAACCTCATCCACAAGTGATTGACTTATCACATATCCATCACAAACTTCATGCCGCGTGTGCTTTTTATAGATCAGGATTTGACAAAGCAGTTGCAGTGATTGTGGACGGAGCAGGAACATTTATTCCAATAAAAAATAGTGTATCAGGTGAAACAACTGTGTTTGAAGTTGAAAGTATATTCAGTTGTGACTATCCAAACGACATATATGCTTTATACAAACATTATGGAACAGGCGAAGCCAGTCCAGGAGCATTTTACTCAGACTTTGCTTCAGATTCAATTGGTGAACCAGGTAAGACACACGAAGCATTATTCACTGACAGAGCAGGTATTGTAAAAGTTTATGAAGCAGTAACTCAATATTGCGGATTCACTGCCATTGAAGCAGGCAAAACTATGGGATTATTTCCTTATGGAAAACCCAATGATGTTATTCCACCATTATTCAAAAAAGAAGGTTACTATTCTTTATCGAATAGAAACTTAATTGTGCCAACATATCCAAACGCATCGATAGTTAACAGTCAACTGTATCCATTTATAGATGAAAATCCTGCTTCTGATCAAAAAGATGATTGGACACGTATGCAGAATAGAAGAGATTTAGCATATGCAGTACAAAAAGAAACACAAAAAGAATGTTTAGATTTAATTTACAAAGCAGTACAGATGAGTGGTTGTAAGAATGTTGTATTTTCTGGAGGATATGGATTGAATTGTGTAGCCAACTATTATTATTTAGAAACTTTACGCAAAGATGGTATTAATTTTTATGCTGAGCCAGTATCAAACGATGCAGGTACGGCAATGGGAGCGGCAATGTTGTTCTATTACAGTCTAACACAGACTAAAGAAAAGAAAGTTGCTGAACCTACACTGTACTTAGGTCCAAAAAGAACATACACAGATGAACAAATCAAACAGATTTGTGATAGACCTGGTGTAGAAGTAGTGGATGCTGACAATAAATCTGTTGTTGAGTTAATTGCAAATAAAAATATTGTGTCAATTTTTCAAGGACAATCAGAAAACGGTCCTAGAGCATTAGGTAACAGATCAATATTATATGATCCAAGAGATCCGGATGGTAAAGATCACGTTAATAGAGTAAAACATAGAGAATATTTCAGACCATTTGCTGGAACAATACTACATGAATACGTGCATGAGTGGTTTGACTTGCGTGGAATGGAAGAAACTCCTCACATGATGTATGCTGTAAATTGTCAACCTGGCATAGAAGAAAAAATACCTAGTATAATACACGTGGATGGCACTTGCAGAATACAATCTGTAAAAAGAGAACAAAATCCACTGTACTATGATTTAATCAAAGAGTTTCATGCTCAAACAGAATGTCCAATCATATTCAATACCTCATTTAATTTAGGCGGAGAACCATTGGTTGAAACACTGGAAGATGCTGTAAGAACACTTCAGCACAGTGAAATTGAATACTTGTTCTTACCAGAGTATAAAAAATTAATAAAGGTAAAAAATGTCTAAAAAAACAGCAATATTTTTAAATGGTGGTGCAGGTAGAATGGTTAGTTCTATACCAGCAGTAGAGAAATACCTAGAAGAAAATCCAGATAAAGATCCTATCCTAGTGTGTGAAGGTGGAACAGATGCTTTCAAAGGTCATCCTAAATTTCATTTCAGAGCATATGATCATTGGCACAAAAATTTGTTTCAAGATATGCTAAAAGATAGAGATTTAATTTCACCAGAACCATACAGAATATGGGAATACTACAATCAAAAGTGTAGTCTTGCTCAAGCATATGACATTGCTATCAATAATAAAGGAATTAGAGATTTACCTAAGCCAACCATACGATTAAGTAAAGAAGAGTTATTAATGGCAAGACAAATGATCACGGAAGTTAAGGAAAAGACAGGTAAAGATAAAATTATTGTATTTCAACCATTTGGCAGAGGTGCTCACCCGGATCAAATCAGCGAAAAACAGAAGGAAGAAGGCAAACAACCTGACATCACTGATTCAACAGGAAGAAGTATAGAGTTAAAAAACATTTGGAACATTGTTAGAAAACTTGCTAAAAATTATGGCGTTATGGTGATGAGTGAATTTCCATTAGATTTTCAAAAACATATGTCTACTCCTATTGCTACTCCTATGAATATACACCTAAGAATATGGATGGCTGTTATAAAACAAGCCAATCATTTTGTTGGTTGTGATTCTGTAGGTCAACACGTTGCTTATGCATTTGACAAAACAGCAACAGTGTTGGTTGGATCAACATACCCTATAAACACATCATTTCCAGATGCAGAAAATATAGACATTATTGATCTTGGCAAGGACGAAAGAGTGTATTCTCCCATCAGAATCACATCAGATGAAATGAGTGATAGACTGAATGAAGGCATTATGGCAATGGATGAACAAGCAGAAGAGCGTGTGATTAAATCTGTACAAAGAATGCTTAAACAGAGCAAAAATACCCAAAAATAAGCAATTAGTAGTAATAATACAATAGTTCTAAATTAGGTAAATACACTATAATAAGGACTAATCGTATATGTTTGATGTATCAAGATTTTTTGGAAAAGGTGACAGAAACACGCTGTTGATGAAGAACGGCTTGAATTTCTCTCACAATGGACCGTATTCAGTTGTGGAAGATGGACTGGTTTTAGATCAATGGCACGTGAATACATTCACAACAGCAGAATACACAATGAGTGTAGATTACGACACAAACAATAAAGAAATTTTAAAAGTATTAGTATCAGCAAGTCCCAATCAAAGCAGTTTGTCAATATATGGTAGATCAAATTTAGGAAATAATTTGGTTAAAATATCTAGCGAAGTAAATGATTCTTACGTAAGAATTAAAATAGACCCAGCAGATAAGAGCCCGACAGAAAAATATACAGGATCAAAAATTATATTTTCTGCAACATATTTTGCCACACAGAATGCATTGGTTGGAGGTTCACAGGTAACAAGTTAATAAATATGGATGTAGCATAATGGCAGTAGTTTTTAAACCTTTCGAAACAGATTACGGATACAAATCACCAGGCTTTGTTGTAGACAAAGACGGTAACGTAACAGTTCGAACAATTACTAACACATACACGCCACCAGTTATTCCACCGGCACCAGATTTTAATGTTAATGAAACTGCTGGAAATTTTTCATTTTTACAAGATGGCACTGCTGTTGCAGGTTCTAATCCAAACATAACTGTTGAAAGAGGTTCGACATACAGTTTTGTTCTCAATACCAACAGTATTGCTTTTAACATTTACAAACCAGATGTAGTAGATCCTAATGCATTAGGAATTCTTTACAATACAGGATTATCACACACAAACACAGTAACAGGTTTGAATTTAACATCTGGCACAATATCATTCAGTCAAACATGGCAACAACAGCAATCAGGATTTAATAGAACTGCTCAGGTAGTTGTACCCGACACAACAGGTACACCGTTAGAAGGTAAAAAATTACCTGTGGTAATCAGTTTACACGACAGTGGCTTCACAGCAAGTGATGGTATCACAAATGTAAATTATATCTCAGACAAAATATTAATTGCACCTCAAGGTTATGGTAATGAATGGAATGTAGGTTATCAAACATCAAAAGCAGATGATATTGCTCTTATTAATTCAATTATCAGTAGTTTCAGTTTGTATGATAATGTTGATACAAGAGAAATTACAATTATCGGTTATGGAAATGGTGCACAGTTGGCTTTACAATATTCAAATCAAAGTCAAAATGCATCTGTAAAAAATATAATCACTTTCAACGGTTTATTAAACACTGACCAATACAGTCCAGTTGATCATTCTTTTTACAGTTACAGTTTAGAAGATCAAAATCAAGATAATTCTACAATTATAAACTGGGTAGCAGTTACTCCATTAGGCAATAAAAATGTCATGATGTTTAATGGAAAAGATGATCTAAGATTTTTATACCTAGGCGGAACTATTGATAATCAAGATTTATATAGTGCTCAAGATACTGTGTATGGTATGGCAAAAGCCAATAGTACACTTGACGCGAAATTATCTGAAGGCACATTACAAAGTGACGGATCAGAACTTTTTAGTTACAGCGACAATGCAATTCAAATGTTTGCATTTACAGGTGTTGCTAATAATTTTACACAATATCAAAATGGTATCAGAGCAAGAATACAAACTTTAATTGCAACAGCATCATATTTAGATATTCCAGTTGCTACAACAGTAACAGGTGCTGAAGCACAAGGAAAACAAGCAGGAACATTAACATACACAGTTCCAGTGGATGCTCCAGATGATCTTTTTTATGGAGATACAGATGGTGTTCCATATGGTTCGATCACTGTGGCACAACCAAGCATTATTGGTGTGGGTGTTTTCAGTTCAATTTTAGATACTGGAGATTTATTGGCTGAAGGTGTTAATGCCAACATAAGATTACGACCATCAGGCACAGGAACAGTAATAATAAATCCAGAAACAACTGGTACAATCAATAATGTAAACATCAATGTGCAAAATTTAACCACGTCAGGCACTGTGCAGTTGACTCCGAATGCTGATATCACAATCAGTCCACAATCAAATGGAGCATTAACTATCAGACCAACGACGATAGGAGCAGTAGATAATGTTAATATAGGGTCTGTGATACCTAGAAATGGTACCTTTTCAACAATCAATTCTGCTCAAGGAACGTTAAATAACACTACAATAGGATTAACAACTGCGGCGCAGGCGGCATTTACAACTGCAACTGTTGTAAATAACCCGGCTAACGCCAATGATGTAACTAAAAAGCAGTACGTCGACAACACAGCCACAGTGTTGGCGATTGCATTAGGAGTATAGAAACAGAATGGCAAAAAAACGTATTAATACATACAAATTTACACCAGGAATTCCACAGAGTGGCAATCTTTTTCCAAATGCTTGGGCTCAGATCAACGCCAACTATGAGTGGTTGAAAGATGAATCCAGTGCATATATAGATGCTAAAATTGTTGAAGACACAGCGGCAAATTTATATCCTAACACTTCAACAAGATATCTTAACAACAAAGAATATGTCAAAGCAGAAGTGGCGGCGTGGGTAGCAGTACAAGTGGCAGGCAACATTGCACCATTTGCCGGTTACACAAAAACAGCAACAGAAATTAAAAACGATGTGGGCAACGTTATTGAAGCGGCATACCTAGACACAAGATACGGCGGAAATGAAAATATAAGAAAACAATCACAAACATATTACATTGATGGAGTTTTACAATTAGCGGCGGCAGGTGAACCTGAAATCGCTTACATGGAAAAAGCAAGAGATATTTTCGATCTTTATATTTTCCCTGGTTTAGCATACAGTTCAATCAACACAGATGGATTAAGTCAAAACACATCAGGAACAAATGCAGAAGTAAATGGTAGAACAGGTTATCTAGCAAATATCAATGTTGTAATAAATGTTGTTGATAACGGTATTTTACAATTACCTGCTTTAGTAAGTTCTGCATATGTGTTTGCAAATTTTACTTACGACAGTGCTCTTTGTCAAAGAGACATGGGGTACAACATCACTGGTATATTAACAGATTTAAGATATGGTGGTAATCAACAATCAAGATACAATGCTTCAACATATTGGGTTGGCACAGTATCAGTATTAGACGGTGATAGACAACCAGAATTAGCAGTAAAAAACGAAATCAGAAACATTATAAACAATTATGTGATACCTGGACAAGCATTTAGTTCAAGACAGTCACCAGTTGTTACACAACAAACAATTTTACCTACTCCAGGTGAAGCAGGAGCCACTGCAAGAGTCACTACATTAGTTGGAATTATTACAGATGTAATTACAAATGGATTAGACAATTTACCTACTCAAGTAAACAACGGAATTTCAAGTGTAAAAATTCCTGAAAGAGTTGAACAGAATGAAATATTACTGATTACAAACACAACCACAAACACAGTACTATACACATTCAATGATCCTTCAAAAGGAGCAACAGTAACTTATCAAAGAGAATTTGCCGAAGACACATCAAACCCAACAGCGTTTGTTGATCCAGATTTTCCTAAAGCATATCATGGCAATGACACCATTACAACAATATTTTTAAATGCAGACACATCTGCAGATAGTAGTACAGACAACATTCAGATTTTTGTTGAAGAAGATGAGATAAGAACAAGACCATATGATTTTGGAACAGATGCAATTGAAAGATTAAGAGTAGCTCAACCAGAATCAATGCTTGATGCTGACTTTGAGTACGGATTACAGCCTACAAAATGGAGTGCGATTGCTACACAAAGAGGTTACCCATCGATCTATGAAGTACCAGGTACAGATTTTGATATAGCAAGTGTGACATCAGATGCATCAGCAGGCACACAAGGTATAGGTTCATCGTTGATCACTGTGACAACAATTGGACCACACGGTTTTGAAGCAGGACAACCTTTCACAATAACTGGATTTGACAATGCAGTACAAGGTGCAAGTAGAGCCGCAGGATCATTTGTGGTAAACACAGTGCCTGACACAAGATCATTTACATATTACGCAAAAGCAAAAGTTGGTCAAGCAAATCCAACAACAATTTCTACAACTTCCACTCAATTGAGAGAAGGTGACTTCTACACAGGAGCATCAATTGGCTTCCCTTCATTCAGTGTTGCTTCAAACGGTTCATCAGGAAACTTTGTTACCAGTTTAGGAGTGTTAAGTGGTTCAACCATACTTCCATACACAGGTGTACAACCAGAATTAGGAGCACCGTTAACAGGAACAGGAATTCAACAAGGTACACAAATCACAGCAGTGAATGGTTCAGGTGGCGCATTGGCGGCTCCAACTGTTACAGGTGATTACTCAGCAGGTGCAACAGAAATTACAGTGGCAGATTCTTCAGGTATTATTCAAAACTCTGTGATTGATAGAGGAGATGGATTTGCTGTAACAATTATCAACGTGGCAGGAAACAGTTTAACATTGAGTGCTCCTTTGAATCAAGCATTAATAGGAGATGTAACACAGTACACAAATTTACCAGGATTAAATGTTGCTCCACAAGGACAGTTAGCAAGATTTGATATTTTTAGAGTTGGCGGTGCATACTCAGTAAGTTTAGTAACAAACGGACAAGTTGGTACAGGTCAAGATTACGAAGTAGGTGATGCTATTGTTGTTTCAGGAACAGAATTAGGCGGAGCAACTCCGGCCAATGATGCAACAATCACTGTTGAATCAGTCAGCACAGGTGGTGAAATTACTGCCGCATCTATTTCAGGTACAGCATTTACAGGAACAGGTACAGCATCAGCAGTCACTCCGGTATTCCAAGGAGGTGTTGGTACAGGTGCTCAGATAAATTTAACAAAAAACAATCAAACCTATTCAGTAGCATTAAACAATCCACAGTACACTAATAAGAGTGTAGATGTATTCCCAGGCGCTGTTGGTGTAGGAGCAGTGTTTGATGTCACAGTTGATGCAGGAGTATATACTGCTGTAACAATTAATAATGCAGGTGGATCATATATTCAAAATGACGTAATAAGAATTAATGGATCGGTGTTTGGCGGAAATAATGACAATAATTTAGACATAAGAGTTACTGGTGTTGGCGGATCAGGAGAAATTCAAACAATATCTTGGGCTGGCACGGCGCCTGCTCAGACGGCAACATACAATGCCGCAACATACACAACAGCAAGTGCTGGCGGTCTAACAGCAGTATTCAACGTAACAAGAACAGGAACAACTTATTCAGCAACAGTATCAGGTATAGGTAATGGATATTCAGCAACTGACACTTTAACTTTTGCTGGTACAGTGTTAGGTGGAGCATCACCGGCTAACGATATGACATTAACTGTGGATTCAGTTGATGGCAACGGTGGTATTTTAACTTTTACTGTTACAGGAACATCTGTTGACACAAACAGTTATCCAGGTTTAAATTCAGGCACAAATGTTGGCGGACAAAATGCCACATTTGATGTTACAATATCAGGCACAAGTTACACAGTGACTTTGAATAATCCAGGTGATGATTATGGAGTTGGTCAACAATTAAAGATTTTAGGAACAAGTTTAGGTGGACAATCACCTACAAATGATGTAACAATCACAGTCAGCACAGTTTCAGGAGCAGGAGCAAGTGCTATCGCAACTGTTTCATCAACAGGTACAGCGGCACTGAATGGTACTTCAGGATACAAAGTAGGAGATTTATTTTATATCAATGGTACAGATGCCGGCGGAGCAACACCTACCAATGATGCTTATGTTAACGTTTCAAGTGTTAATGTAGATGGCGGAATTACAGGATTGTCTGTTTCAGGCACAGGTACAGATGCAAATGTTGATTATACCAGCGTTGCTTATACTACAAGTGGTACAGGAACAGGCGCTGTTGTAGACATTAACAGAACAGGAACAACATATTCAGCAACATTCACAAACAACGGATCAAACTTTGCGGCTTTAGACACAATCACAATACTTGGTACAGCAGTTGGCGGTTTATCACCGACTAATGATGTAACAATCACTATCGATACTGTTACAGGTGGAGCGATTGCTACTTACACTGTTTCAGGTACAGCAGTAAATTCTGTAACATACACAAATATAAACAAAAGTTTAAGAGTTGGTTCTGGATTAACCGTTGATGTAACACTCAATGCAGGTTCGTACACTCTAGCAATTAACACTGCTGGTTCAAATTTCAATGCTGATCAAGAATTTAAAATACTTGGTACACAGGTATTTGGATCTTCTCCGACCAACGATTTAACTTTCACAATTACATCAGTTGATGCTGTGTCAACAGGTGTTGTTACTGCAATTAGTGCCGCAACAGGTACAGCAAACACAGGAACAGGAAATGCATTGAATGTTGAAGGAACAAACAGAACACCAATAGGAGTTGGAGCTCAGTTCAGTGTCACAAGAACTAACGACACTGATTCATCAACTTCTTACACAGAATGTACAGTAGTTCAATCAGGAAGTAATTATTCTGTAGGAGATAGAATTAAAATATCAGGAACAAGTTTAGGTGGACAAACACCAGCCAATGATGTTATCGTAAGGGTTCAAGCAATTAATACAGGCGGTGGAGTGACACAAAATACACACAGTGGAGTAGCAATTGGTGGTACAGGATTATCAGTTTACTCATCAGTTACAATTTCAGATCCAACTTCAACTTCAATCAATCAAGGTGCTACAATCAGTTACTCAGCATTGGCAACAATTAGAGTAACATTTACAACACCACACGGATTGGTTCCAGGAAATGCTTTCTTGGTTGTTATTCAATCTGATGATGGTGCAAACAATCACATATTGGCTTCAGGTCCATTCTTGGCAACATCAATTCCGAGTTCTACAAGTTTAACATACCAAGTGAGATCACCTGGTGCAATCACTGATTCAGGTTGGCAAGGTGCAGTTTATGGCAGACCAGATTCATTCTTCGTACACAGACCATTTGATGGTGGTGTTCAATTAGGTACAGGTGGACCGGCACACGGTGCACAGGCAATACGTCAATCTAAAAAATATATCAGATATCAATCAGGTAAAGGTTGTATGTACACAACTGGTGCTCTATTTGCTCCATCATACGACATATTAAACCTAACAGCAGATGGTATTTCAGCAGGATCAACAATTACTGTGACAACAGATGATGTGGATCACAATTTACAAGTTGGTGCTCAAATTAGATTGGTAGGTATAGCAACATCAGGCTATGATGGAACGTATACAATAACATCAGTTCTAAATGAAAGATCATTCACAGTAATTGCTAAAATTACATTGGGTGGTACAACTCCTGAATTTACAGATCAACCACAAGTTTCATTATACAAATGGAATGGTGCTACTGTGAGATCAGGTATATTTGATGATCAAAACGGAATTTTCTGGGAATATGATGGACAAACTACGAATGCTGTACAAAGAACTGCCACAAGACAATTGGCTGGTACAGTTGCAGTTACTCCAAATTCAAACACAGTGACAGGTACAGGTACAAGATTTAGAGAACAAATCAAAGCAGGTGACAGAGTGGTTATCAGAGGTATGACTCACGTTGTTTCAGGTGTTGATAACAACACAACAGCATATATTACTCCAGATTACAGAGGAGTAAATGCATCATCAGGTGTGAAAATGTGTGCTGTGGTTGACAAAAAAGCAAAACAATCAGAATTCAACAGAGATAGATTAGATGGTACAGGACCAAGCGGATACAATTGGGACGTATCTAAAATGCAGATGATCGGAATTCAATTTTCATGGTACGGGGCTGGATTTATTGACTGGATGTGTAGAGGACAAAAAGGTGAATTTATATTTTCTCACAGAATGAGAAACTCAAACGTTAACACAGAAGCGTTTATGAGAACAGGTAACCAACCAGTACGTTACGAAGTTACAAATGAAGGACCAAACGGTAAATTATTAGAAAATATTGATGCTAGTGCAACATCTATCACATTAGAAGATGCTAGTTTCTTCCCAACAACAGGTGGTACAGTTTATATTGATAACGAAATTATTACATTCACAGGTATCACAAACGATACATTAACAGGTTGTACAAGAGCGGCACAGTTGACAAACTTTGCGGCAGGTGCCACAAGATCATATTCAGCAGGTGCGGCGGCTCCACACTTTAGAAACACAGGAGTTGTATTAATATCTAACACAGCGTCTCCAATCATATCACACTGGGGATCAGCGTACTTAACAGATGGTAATTTTGATGAAGACCGAGGATACTTATTCAGTTACTCAGGATCAGGATTAGCATTATCAACTATCAAACAGACTGTGTTCCTAATGAGATTGGCTCCATCAGTTTCCAATGCCTTAATTGGAGATTTAGGAGATAGAGATCTATTAAACAGAGCTCAGTTGCTACTGGATGGTATTGAAATTACCACAGAACCAGTTACAGCAGGACAAACACAAGGTCAGTTGGTTATTCAGGGAGTAATAAATCCGCAGAACTATCCTATTGATCCAGCAGACATAGGTTGGACAGGTCTACAAACAACTGCCCAAGGTGGTCAGCCAAGTTTTGCTCAAATTGCTCCGGGTGGATCTGTTAACTGGAACGGTGGTGCTTCAATCACAACTCAAACATCAGATACTCAAGCACTGATGACATCAACTTCTAATAACTGGTTCAATGTTGGAGGAAACAGAAATTACACTTACTTCTTAGAAGCAGATTGGGAAGGCAAAGGACACGTGGTAGGTATGTCAGTTACTTCAGGTCAATTCCCAGCAAACACAGTGGTCACACAGATTCAAGATAACGGATCTTACTACTTTGTAAGATTCTCAAATAGACACACAGGAATATCGGCAGGACAAGCAGTTACTTTTTCTTATGGTGGTGATCTAACAGGAACAAACTACTTGTTCTTTGATCCTGCATCATGGGAAGCCGCAGGTGCTACAAGTGGTACAGAAGTAGACACTTCAGTTTCTACAGAATTTCCACCAGGCACAACTGTACAACAGGTGTATGCTAAAACTGTGTTTGGTTCAACAGAATATTACAGAGTTGAATTTAACCAAACGTTTAGTGGAACAATTTCGGCGGCAAGTTCGATTACATTCAAATTTGGTAATCCACCATATGCACAACCAGGTGAAACAATATTCTCATTCATTGCCCAACCAGGTGAAAGAGCAACATTGGCTCTAGACAAAATCAAAGTGTTAACAAACACTACACTGGGCGGTAGAGGTACATTCCCGAACGGTCCGGACGTATTAGCAATCAACGTATTCAGAACTGCTGGTACAGGAGATGTTTCAGGTACGGTAACACTTCGTTGGTCAGAAGCACAAGCGTAAAAAACTATTCGTTATTTTGTATTTTTTGAGAATCACCAGGAATGATTCTGTAATTATCTTCAGGATCGTCAGCAGTGCTAACTTCAGTTATACTGCCTCTTTCACTTAACAATTGAACTTGATGTGGCATCAAAGGAAGGTTCCTCCAAGTTTCACCTTCTTTTAATTCTTTTGTGAACAGTGTTGCTGTTTTTGTATCTATGTAACTGAGTAAAAATTTACCTTCGTTTACAAACCAAGTCTCGTCTTTGGTTTTATGAAAATGCATTGAAAATTTTGCACCTCTTTTTTCAAATACCATGATTTTACCACAGTACTTGTCGTTGGACGCCCATATTAATTCGTAACCCCAACCTTTTTTAACTTGTCCTTCTTTATTAATCATTTAGATATTGCTCAACTGTTTTAAATTGTATTGTAACATTTTTATTTAATTGTGTCAAATCTGCACAGGTGTAAGACTGATATTGCCCTTTGAGTTCTGCTGGCATTGGTATGGTTTCTATTTTGGCCCCATATTTTTTGGCAACAGAATCGGCCACAGATTGAAAGGATGTTGGCACCCCTGTTCCCACATTGAATATTCCACTAACATCTTGTTGTAGCATTTGACTATGTACTGTGCATACATCGTCTACACAAACAAAATCTCTTTTGTATTGATCACTATTTTCAAAAACTTTAATCACTCCTGTTTCTTTGGCTTGTTGAGTAAATTTTGTTACGGGAGATGCTTGATTACCTTTGTGTTCTTCGTGAGCACCGTACACATTAAAATATCTAAAACCCTGTACCAATACTTTAAAATCTCCCATTGCCTGCATAACAAATCTATCAAATAGATATTTGCTCCAAGCATACGGTGATTGTGGATATAATGGTCCAGATTCTTTAAAATGAGTTGTGTTGCCATACACACTGGCTGAACTGGCATATTGAAAATTAGTGCCCATAGTATCACACATTTGTAATAGTTTTAGACTGTATTCATAATTTTGATCCATGATCAATTCAACATCTCTTTCTGTGGTTGAACTGATTGCTCCTAAATGAATAACCCAATCATATTGACTAGGATCAGGAAATCGATTAGGAACATATTCAAAACATTCTACTTCATGTTGTTGATCCATTAAATGATTAACTAAATTTTGTCCAATAAATCCTGCTGAACCTGTTACACAAATTTTCATATCCAAGTTTCCACTATTTTTTTAAATTCTTCAGGCCAGATATCTTTAACTAACTTATTTGTATTGTCAGTCATAAAATTAATATTGATATTGATTCTTGATCTTTTATCTGTGCAAGTTGATCCACTGTGTTTTTTATTGCTAGGAAATATAATCATAGAATTTGCTACACTATCTATTTTAGTTCCGTCTTCAAATTCTGTATATCCATTGTTTGTGTTAACGTAATATATTGCTGTCCAACTTAAAGGCACTGTGGTATCTGTGTGAAATCCGTGCGATACTTGGCTGTCATTTCCTGGTATATTGTTTGCTTTTACTCTAATAAAACTGTAAGGTTGAAGTATCTCAAAAATAGGGAACAACATCTGCCAATTTTCATGTGAAGTTATCACCGTGGAATTCTGATGGAACCAATGCACAAATTGTACTTGATATTTTGTATCAGTCATCATGTCTTTTGTGTCCACAACGTGGTCATTGTAAAACCAAGGAAATCTATCAGAAGTTAATTGTTGTTGTAAAATATCAAATGCTTTTTGATTCAAAACATTTGTACAAATCAATTTACTTTTTTCTATTTTAGTTTCCATTTTTAAATTTTTCTAATATATTTGTAGTTGAAAAACCTTGTACAGTTGGAAATATTACAACTTCAGCCATATCATTACCCACTGTGGTTTCTATCGTGTAATCTCCACCTTTAACTATCACATTAGGTTGATGTATTTTAATTGCTTCTAAAGGAGTATCTTCATCGAACACAACCACTTTGTCTACCCATGGTAATTGTAGCAACTGTTGTTCTCTGATTAATGTGTTGTTTAAAGGTCTATCGTTTCCTTTTAATCTTTTTACACTGGCATCTGAATTAATACCCACAATCAATTTGTCTCCTTGCAGTTTGGCAAATTTTAAAAGTTCTAAATGTCCTTTGTGTAGTATATCAAACACACCGTTGGTCCAAACAATTCTATCTTCGATATCAGTTTTTTTAACCACAGTAACTCCTCTGTGTTGTACGACTCTACTTGCACCTTTCAATGCTTTTTCACAAGCATCTATCATTGAACTGCCTTGTTCATGATAATAAACAATGATTGCTAATACTGTGTCACCAGCACCACTGACATCTGCCAACTCAACAGCATCTCCTGTGATGTGTTTGTATATGTTCTCTCCCACAACATGAATACCATTAGCACCATCGGTAACAATTAACCATTGCCAATTGTGATGTATTCTTTTTATGTCTGCTGTGTGTGGATCAAATTTACCAAACCAATTTTCGTATTCTTTCATGTTGGGTTTAATCAAATATGAGCCGTAATAAATGTTGGGATCTTGCTTGGGATCTACATAAATTCTTTTGACTTTGTCTTGAATACGTCTCACTAGATGTTCTTTAACAACACCTTTGTTGTAATCACTAATAATAACAATGTCATTGTTTTGTAAATTTTTAAGTAAAGTTTCTTGTGGTGTATCGCGTGTGTATTCTTCCTCTTTGTCCAGTCTTAACAGGTGCTGTCCATCAGGTCCTATCATACGTGTTTTGGTAGTGGTTGCAGAACCATCCTGACATAGGTAGGTTTTAATGCTGTTTTCTAGTAAAATTTCCTGTATTTTATGTCCTGGGGCATCGTTGCCCACCGATCCATACAGATGCGTGTCTGCGCCAAGATTTGACAGGTTTAAAGCGAGGTTTCCAGCGCCTCCTACGTTGTGATTACGTGTGTATTCTTTTAATACTAGTGCAGATGCTTCAGGAGACACTTTGGTACAATCTCCTTGCACCCATATGTCCAACATAACATCGCCAATTATTTTCATTTGATCAATCTTAACATTTTAAACACAGTGTCTAATTTAATCTGATTAGTCTTATTTTGAAAAGTTTTGCGTAAACCTTGATGTAACGGTTTGGGCCAATTGCCAAAACTTACCCAAGCATATCCATCGTGTTCTGTGTTTAAATGTGGAATAAATTCTTTTTCAACCACACAAAGATATGTGTGATACAGAAAGTTTTCATCATTACTAATGAACGTTTCCATAGGTATGGTTTTTCTGATTGGTTGTTCTCCAATTTCTTCTTTGATTTCTCTTTGAAGTCCTTCCCACAAATTTTGATCTGTGGTAGTGGTTCCGCCAACTAATCCCCAAACATTGTTCTGTTTGCTTTGGGCTCTGTGTAATAATAAAAAACGTTTTGTGTCTAGTGTATAGAAGAGTGCCCCGCACCCTACAATTTTATTGCTCATGTAATTAATTATGTGACTATTGAATCTTCCAGGTGCCTTTTCGATACTCGCCTTCGAATGATAATAACCATTCTGTACCATTCCATTTGTACTGCACACCGGTATTTAAATTGGTAATATATTTGATACTGAAATTACTTGCTGTTGCTGGATTGGCACTGGCATCAAAAATAACCTGCCAATTTGTTCCATTCCATTCAATAATATCATTTTCGCCTGCCACTAAATCGATATTGCTGTCGCCTTTCCAAGCATCTGCTCCGTCGACGTTATCAGCACTTCCAATGCCTTTCAATAATAATAATCTTTTACCAGTTTGCTTAACACTTGATGGATCAAACTTTGTAGGATCCACTATAAAATCAACTGATCCACTTGTTGTACCTGGGCCTACAATCACCGTGTCTGTGGGTAATGTATCTTCATCCCAGTCTATTAATAGTTGATAAGGATTGCTTTCGTTGATAGCAACTGTGCCCACTACTTGAGCATCTATACCTTCTCTGTTGAGATAAATTTTACTCAATCCATTTTTATAATTAGGTATTGTGTCGACATTGCCATTCCATACTAAACCACCTATTACACCTTTGGTTACTATTTGTGCCACACTGCCTAACACATAGATGTCATAATTAATTCCTGTTGTGCCTAATACAGCATCAGTGTCTTTTCTAACAGCATTACCTTTGTCATCTAATTTAATACTGTTTTCATAACCGTCTTGATATGCTTTTAATTCTGGCATTGTTTGACTTAGATCAATATTGCCAGATTGTTCATTGAATATACTTGTGATTATATGAGTAATAACTCCAAGTTTCTTAACCTTTGTAGGAGGTGAAATATATATTGGAGTTGTAAATCCTAATGTAGCAACATCAACTTCTGTTTCAGTACCTAGTGGAATAGTTCTAGAAGAAAAATTAATATTTGCTAATTCGACCACACTTAAACTCGTCCAATCCACATAGTTGTCTGTGGTTTGTATTTCTAATGATGGATTAAACAACATCATTATTTGTTCCATTATTTGTAATTTTTGTTCAGTATTTGATGTCCAAATATCCACATTTAATGTCAGTGTGTATGGTGTAGGCATTAAACGTTCCACAGTAACATTTTTGCCTTGTGTATTTAGATATTCATTATTGTTACTGTCGTATGCTCTTTCTCTGATATGAATTTTACTTACAAAACTAGCATCAGACAAACGAGTTCTATCCATTTCTAAATTCGTAACATATACTCCCATTCTTGGTACTGAAGGCAGTTTGTTTTCTGAATTGTCTCTTATGATGTGTCCAACCTGTCTAGAAATATCACCATACATAACAGGTATTGTTTTTAAATTACCACTACCATCTTTGTATGAAAAATTACTCATCAGTCTAATAATTTGAGTAATATATCTTCTAATCTGTCCGTCGTAGAAAAACTGCATTAATTATCCGCCTTTGGTCTGAGTGCTTTGGATAAACTCTGTCTTTCTGTAACAGTTTCTCCAGCAATGGTTGATGTTTTAGTATTGTTTACAAATGTGCCTTTTAAATTACTTCTTGTGTCAGTGTTAGATAATGTCATACGCACATTATCTTCCATTTTAACCCAACGACCACCATCGTATCTAAATAATCTGTTTGGTAAAAAATCTGTTCTTAAAAAATAACTGCCTTTATCGGACTGTGCTGGAAATGATATGCCAAATCCAAACTGTTCACCATTAGGTGGAACACCATCTCCCAATAGATATCCATCATAGCCTTCTTTAGTAGGAGTTTGATTTACTCTATCTGTAAGTGTGTTAGCAGTTGAAGTATCTAATGTTGAAATATCTGTGGTTACTAATTCAGGTTTACCTTTATCATCAACTTGTAATGTATAGAAATGAGCAATGTCATATCCTGATTTAGGAGCATCTGCTTGTGCCTGAGCCACCACAGCATTATTAATTTGCATTTCTGCTTCATATGTAGACAGTACATCTCTTAATGTCTGTCCATTACCTGCTCCTGCATCTTTATCTAATATTTCTTTAAATTCTTGTGAATCGTATATTTGTTTTAGTTTTACTCTATATAAATGAGGATACCAAGTTTGTGAAAAACCTTCTGCCGCTCTGTTAACATCTTCTACAACATAAAATCTTTTCAATGCTACATTGAAATCATTCAATGCATATTCATCTTTTAAATGTGGTAATTCAAAAACATCACCTGGCATCACTTTTCTGCCAAGAGTTTTCACACTGGTTGTGATTGGTATAGTCATGAATAATGTATCATTCTGTAAAAATAATCCAAACTGACTCATATCGAAGTCAATATCTTGAACGTTATAGATGCCTCTTATACTATAAACATCTTGATCGTATTTTCTATCTCTATTCTCCAGGAATAACATATCTTGTATGTTAGTTTCTTTGACAGCATCATATCTAGGCTGTGCCGCAGTGGCATCTGCTTCGTCTGGATTTTTAGGTCCTAGGTATTTGTGAACAAATACGTCGGTACCGCCCACAGTGAACATTTCGACCACTGTTTTGTCTAAAAATGTGTAATCGTTCCCTTTTTCTGGTTTATAAAGACTTAATCTTGGCATAGACATATATTTATCGGACGATAAATATGTATAAGGAAAACTGTATGAGCGATTTGACCACACAAAAGCAAGAGATATTTGATTACGTATACACCAGCCTAGGCGGTGGTATGGTCGATGTAGAACTGGATCCAGCACACTACGAAACAGCATTGCAAGACGCTTTGGATAGATTTAGACAGAGATCAGACAATTCAGTAGAAGAAAGTTATATGTTTTTGCCACTGATATTGGATCAAAATGACTATATCTTGCCAAATGAAGTTATAGAAGTAAGACAAATTTTTAGAAGATCAATTGGATCACGTTCTGGAGGTGGTCAAGGTGGTACAGTTTTTGAACCGTTCAATCTTGCGTACACAAACACTTATCTATTAGCCAGTTCAAATATGGGTGGAGTTGCAACGTATAATATGTTTGCTCAACATCAGGAATTAGTAGGACGTATGTTTGGATCCTTCATTGAATTCAAATGGAATCCAACCACTCACAAATTAACAATTCTTCAAAGACCAAGAGCAGGCGAAGAAGTACTGTTAGAGTGCTATAATTACAGACCAGATTCAGAACTACTTAAAGATTATTTGGCAAAAAAATGGTTAAAAGATTACACTTTGGCAAAATCTAAATTTATGTTAGGCGAAGCCAGAAGCAAATTTAATACCATAGCAGGTCCACAAGGTGGTACTTCACTAAACGGTGACGCTCTTAAACAAGAAGCTCAAGCAGAAATGGAACGTTTAGAATTGGAAGTGAAAACACAAACTAGTGGTGGTGTTGGATATTCCTTCACAATTGGTTAATTCTTAGTTGACAATTCAATAAACATATAGTAATATTACTGTATGACTCATCAAACAATACCTTTATTTTCTGTGCCTTTGCACAAAACCAATATAGGTGTTATGGATCCGATTGAAAAAACTTGGGTAAAGAATTTACATTTTCCTCCACAGAGTGTCGGTTTATACAATGCTGACGAAGAACCAAAAAATGCAGGAATGAAAGTTTTGGACCAACCACAAATTAAAAAACTTAAACATAAAATTTTAGAATCAGTAAACCACTTCACAAGAGAAATTCTAGATATTGAGCAAACATTTGAATTAACTACCAGTTGGATAAACAAATATGGAAAAGAAGATAGAAATCATCAACATTCTCATCCAAACGCAATGATCAGCGGAGTATACTATATTGAAAGCGATGAAACGTCTGCTCCTATTATTTTTAATAAACCTTATTTTCATACTAATCTTTTTCATTCCACTTTTCAACCAACCTTTAAAAATACTAACAACAATCAATACAATCTAGATTACTATGGATTTAATCCTACTTCAGGTGATTTGTTTATTTTTCCTTCTTGGTTAGAACACACTGTTCCTCCACAAGAATCTAGTAAAATTAGATGGAGTCTAGCATTCAATTGTTTTGTTAGAGGAAAACTAGGTGTAGGCACTAAACAATTAGAATTATGATTATAGGAATATGTGGCTTGATTGGATCAGGCAAAGATACCATTGCTGATTATCTTGTGAACGATCATAACTTTGTAAAGTTGTCGTTTGCTGACAAGTTAAAAGATTCTGTGGCAGAAATGTTTGATTGGGACAGAAACTTGTTGGATGGTAAAACAGACGAGAGCAGAGCCTGGAGAGAACAATTAGATCCTTTCTGGAGCAAAGAAATGGGTCGTGATATCACTCCTAGATTTGTGCTTCAAGTGTTTGGCACAGAGTGTATGCGTGATGGGTTTTATGATGGTGTATGGGTAAGTCTTGCCAAAAAGAAAATCATAGACAATCCTCAAATAAATTGGGTTATACCAGATGTACGTTTTGAAAATGAAGCAGAAATGATTAAAGATATTAAAGGTGAAGTTTGGTGGATAAAACGAGGACAACTTCCTATATGGTTTAGAATGTATCAAGACATAGGTCAAAAACCTAAAGATGTACATCCATCAGAATGGGCATGGGCCAACACAAAATTTGATGCTGAATTGTCCAACAACAGTACTATTGCTCAACTTAAAAATCAGGTACAAGATCGCCTTGTTTCCAACGGATTCCTTCAAGGTGTAAAGATCTTTGGCAATTAGCACACACTGTCTTTAAATTATTAAATTTACAATTATTAAGATCCCCGTCTATATGAAACACGTTAAAGTGTGATTCGTAATCACTTTTGTGTCCGCATTTATCACATTTTTTATTAATTCTATATCCAGCAACGTGCCACTTGGGCATATATCCGCTAGGACCTCCATAACGCAAACACTGTTCACACTGTTTTCTATAATAGGTTTTATCACCTTTTTTATAGTTGACTGCTGACGGTCTTTGGTTACATTTGTTGCATAATGGTCTCATATATGCTTATTTACCTGCCCTTTTCTGTCCCTTTTCTTCGACGTGTAATACAGTACGATTTGAGCATTTGTCATAAATACTAACAATAATAAAGTTTTACCACTTTAATAGGAGATAAAGAAAATGGCATTAGTTTCACCAGGAGTACAGGTTAGTGTAATAGACGAAAGTTTCTACACACCAGCAGAACCGGGCACAGTCCCAATGATATTTGTTGCTTCGGCACAAGATAAAACAAACAGTTCAGGAACAGGAACAGCACAAGGTACATTAGCCGCTAACGCAGGCAAAGTATACTTGATGACTTCACAAAGAGAATTAGCAGAAACATTTGGCGATCCAGTTTTTAAAACTGACGCAAGTAATAATCCTATACACGGTGGTGAAACAAATGAATACGGATTACAAGCGGCTTATTCTTATTTAGGTGTAGCCAACAGAGCATATGTTGTAAGAGCAGATATTAACTTAGGACAATTAGAAGCAAGTGCAACAGCACCGGCGGCTAATCCAGAATCAGGTACATACTGGTTTGACACAGCAAACTCTAAATTTGGAATTTTTGAATGGAATGGTGCTTCTGCATCAACAACAGGCGGACAAACATTCACAAACAAAATACCTCACGTAATCACAGACACAGCATTTGTATCAGCAGGCATTCCTAAAAACTCTTTTGGACAAGCAGGCGATTATGCTATCGTGGCTACTGACGATGCTAACACAATGTATTATAAAAAATACAACGGTGACTGGGTAGCAGTTGGAACAGCAGACTGGGTTGGATCAAATCCAACTGTTTCTGGTTCTACAGCAACAGCAGGTTACACAGGTGTTATTGGTTCAGGTACAAACTTTACAATCACTATTAATGCTGGTGTGACAACAATCACAACAACAGGTACAACAGTAACGCAAGTTGCGGCAGATATTTCAGGAGCAGGTGTTTCAGGTTTATCAGCAAGAGCAGTTGGTGGTTTATTAGCGATTTATTACAATGGTTCGGCAGATGCTGACATTCAAATTGCAAGTGGTACATTAGACACATCAATAGCATTAGGTATTGCTCCTGGTACTTACTATGTTCCAGCATTATCAACTGGTCCACACACTTCAGTTCCAGCATTCAAATCAACAGATTCGAATCCAAGACCAACTGGTTCTGTTTGGGTTAAAACAACTACTCCTAATTCAGGGGCTGTTTGGGCAGTTAAAAAATTCAACGGTACTACAAAATTATGGGAAACTATTTCCGCACCAATTTACGCAAGTAACGAAGAGGCTTTATACAATTTAGATAGAGCAGGCGGCGGATTAAATCTTGCTGTAGGCGATCTGTATATTGATTGGGAAAATTCTGCAACTGGTTTAGATCAAACTATTCACAGAAGAGAATCAACAGGTTCAACAGCAATCACAAGTTCAGTGATAGCGGCACAAGTTTCAACTGGTGCTCAATCATTTACTATTGCTGAATCAATTGTTGGTCAAGCGGCTTTAAATTCAGCAATCACTGTTAGTGTAACTCCAACAGGAGCGGCAACTGACGCAGATTTAATTGCTGGTCAAATCAATGGCGCAGGCTTTACAAACATTAAAGCAAGTGTTGATGCAACTAACAGAGTAGTAATTGAACATACAAAAGGCGGAGACTTTGTGATAGTAGATACATCAGGTGTATTTGCTTCTATGGGATTCTCAGCATACAATTATGTGACAAAAGCAGGAACACCAAACTTATACACAGATGGTTCAAACTTTAGAGCAACTAACTGGAAAATTTTATCTTACACACCAAGTGACACAGCAGTAACAACAACTGCGGCAGACGGTCAATTATGGTATTCATCAATTGTTGATGAAGTTGATATAATGTATCACAACGGTACAGACTGGAAAGGATACTCAGCAGTATCAAGTTCAGATCCAGCAGGTCCACAAGTTAAATCAACTGCTCCAACTACACAATCAGATGGAACAGCACTTGTAGAAGGTGACTTATGGATTTCAACAGCAGACTTAGAAAACTATCCAACAATTTACAAATGGAATGCTTCTACTTTGAAATGGGTTGAAGTTGACAAAACTGATCAAACAACAGAAAACGGAATATTGTTTGCTGATGCGAGATGGAGTACAGCAGGTGCTAATTCAACTGCGGCTACAATCGCTGAATTATTAGCAAGTGATTACTTAGACACAGATGCTCCAGATCCAGCATTATATCCAAAAGGTATGTTGTTATGGAACCTAAGACGTTCTGGATTTAATGTTAAGAAATTTGTGAGAAATCATGTTGATGTAACAGCAAGAAACACAAGAGGTTCAGACAAAGACTCTCTAATGTCAAGTTACTATCCACACAAATGGGTAACTGAATCAGCAAACCAAGTAGACGGTGCAGGTTCGTTTGGCAGAAAAGCACAAAGAAAAGTTATTATACAATCTTTACAAGCAATGGTTAACTCTAATCAAGAAATTAGAGATGACGAATCTAGATTGTTCAATTTAATGGCAACACCTGGTTATCCAGAATTGATTGGTGAAATGATTTCACTAAACAATGATAGAGGATTATCAGCATTTATAGTTGGTGACTCACCAATGAGATTAACACCAGATGCAACAACTTTACAAGATTGGGCATCAAATGTTAAAAAAGCAGTTGAAGATAACGACAATGGTTTAGTAAGCACAGACTCATACTTGGGTGTGTTTTATCCATCAGGTTTCACTTCAGACAACTTTGGTAACAATGTAGTTGTTCCAGCATCACACATGATGTTAAGAACTATTGCGTTAAGTGATCAGGTTAGTTTCCCATGGTTTGCTCCAGCAGGAACTAGAAGAGGTGGAATTACAAACGCTTCAGCAACAGGTTATATCAACAGCGAAGGTGAATTTGTTTCAACAGCATTAAATGAAGGTCAAAGAGACACATTGTACACAAACAATGTAAACCCAATCACTTTCATAACAGGTGCTGGTTTAGTGAACTACGGACAAAAAACTAGATTTGCTGGAAGTTCTGCACTAGACAGAATCAACGTTGCTAGATTAGTAATCTACTTAAGAAGTCAATTGAACAAATTGGCAAGACCTTATGTGTTTGAACCAAATGATAAAATCACAAGAGATGAAATCAAGGCTCAAGCAGAAAGTTTATTACTAGAACTAGTGGGTAATAGAGCAATCTATGACTTCTTAGTTGTGTGTGATGAATCAAACAACACACCTACAAGAATAGACAGAAACGAGTTGTACTTGGATATTGCAATTGAACCAGTCAAAGCAGTTGAGTTCATCTACGTACCATTAAGATTGAAAAACACTGGTGAAATAGCAGGATTATAATAAGATAAATATTATAGGAGAAACAAATGAGTATATCTACACTATCAAAAATTACAGTACCTTTAGACAGTAACCAATCTGCTTCTAATCAAGGTCTGTTAATGCCAAAGTTACAGTATCGTTTTAGAGTAAGTCTTGAAAACTTTGGTGTATCTACACCAACTACTGAACTTACAAAACAAGTTGTAGATGTAACAAGACCCAATTTAACTTTCGAAACAACAACAATTGATGTTTACAACTCAAAAGTATATCTAGCAGGTAAACACAGTTGGGAAACTGTAACACTTACATTAAGAGAAGATGTTTCTAACAATGTTCAAAAACTTGTTGGTGAACAATTACAAAAACAATTTGACTTCTTTGAAATGAGTGCGGCGGCTTCAGGTAGCGATTACAAATTCGTTACAAGAATAGAAATTACAGACGGTGCGAATGGTGCCAACCAAGTTAATGTTTTAGAAACATTTGAACTATATGGTTGCTACATTGAAAACGCAAACTATAACCAATTAGCATATGGTACAAGTGACCCTGTAACAGTAACATTATCACTAAGATATGATAATGCTATACAAACACCTCAAGGTACTGGCGTAGGAACTGCTGTAGGCAGAACTGTAAACACTTTAATTACAGGCGGCGGTGCGTAATTTTCGTAAGCATTTATAAAGCAATAAGGGGCTTCGGCCCCTTTTTTGTTTTTAAAACATCACATTTTTCCCGTACATAAATACAGTATATGGCAAATTTACTCAAAGGGTTTTTAGATAATGTGTTCAAAGGTACCTTGAATCCAAAAGGTAATTTGGCAGATTTTGCTCACGCATCAAGATTGTATGTTGATGACAGTTTTAGATTAGCACCCAAACAAAAGTTTTTATACCATGTTGTATTCAACATAAACCCACAAGCAAAAGTAACTGATCCACCATTAAGCAATCATCAACGTGAATTGAATATGTTGGTAAAATCAGTGGACTTGCCACAATACACTGTGGACATGGTAACTGCACAACAGTACAATGTAAAAAGAAAAATACAAACAAAAATTTCATACGATCCAATCAACATCACATTTCATGATGACAATTATGGAGTAACAACTGCTCTTTGGGAAACATATTATAGATATTATTACAATGACGGAAATTATGGATCAAAAGATACTCAAGGAAATCAATCTACAAACACAAACAGATCATACAGCAAAAGCGGTGGATTGACCAACAACAAGAACACACAAAACAGATTTGGTTTAGATAATGATGCTAACATTCCATTTTTTACCAGCATACAGATTTATCAAATGGCAAGAAAAACTTACACTTGCTATACGCTGGTAAATCCAATTGTGCAAAGATGGCAACACGACACAATGAACAATCAAGAGTCTGCACCAGTACAGAATCAGATGACTGTGGAATATGAAGCAGTGTTTTATTCAAGAGGCAGAGTTCAAGCCAACGGTGCTCCAGCAGGATTTGGTCAAGAGCATTACGATAAAACCCCATCACCTAATTCTTTATCAGGTGGAGGATCCACAAGTTTATTAGGTACAGGAGGAATTCTTTCAGGTCTGTTTGGAGCCAACGACGGACCATATACATACATTGGTAGTCAATTAGGTGGAGGTAGAGGAGGAATCACATTGGGTTCAATAATACGAACTGCCAACAGATTAAAAAATGCTAAAAATTTATCAAAAGAAGGATTAAAACAAGAAGGTTTCAATATATTAACAGGAGCCATTGGAAGAATAGGAAACACAGCAGATCAAGCCTACGGTGTGCCTAACACATTTATAGGAAGAAGTGCTTCAAATATTGGTTCAGGTTTAAAAGCAGTAACAAAAGCATTAATAAGGAATAGATAATGTCAAATTTACCAAGTAACAACAACGATAGCAATCGACCAGTAAAAGAATTTTTCAATAATTATTTCAATGATACTCTTTCTTTTCCAAGCAATGATGTTGATGCTGTGGTTGGATTTTTTGAATCAAGAGGTTTCGATAGAACGGCAAGTATTTCAACTGCCACGGTGATACTACAACAGGCTAAAATTGACGGAGTAAAAGTTTTTGAATTGTTAGATACACTTAAAGGTATGGATAAAGTTCAATTGAGTTATATTGTAACAGAAATTTTAAACCATAACAGATCAAACACATCTTCCCTTGGATACAAAGTAAAAACTGAAAACAGTTTATCTGAAAAAAGAAACATAGTGGTATAATCCAATGGCGAAGTTCGCTCAAGGTAGATTCCAAATGAAATTTCCAGACAAGTACATTGGAGGAAGAACTCCATTGTATCGTAGCAGTTGGGAATTTGCATTTATGAGATTTTGTGACGAAAGTCCTAGCATACAAAAATGGGCTAACGAATCGATAAAGATTCCGTATAAACATCCACTCACAGGCAAATACACAATTTATGTTCCTGATTTTTTTATTGCATACACAGATAAAAATGGGAAGCCACACGCAGAAGTGATAGAAATAAAACCAGAAAATCAAACACTGGTAGAGAAAGTTGGAAAGAATAGATACAATCAAGCACAATTGATTATAAACAAAGCCAAATGGATGAGTGCTCAAATGTGGTGTAAGAACAAAGGGTTTAAGTTTAGAGTAATCAATGAAAAAGATATTTTTCACAATGGTAGAAAAGGTTAATGAGCGTTCGCAAAATAAAAGAATGGGCGTGGCCTTTTATTAAAAATTTTAGAACATACATAGATGTTGGTGCTCTTGATGGAGACACTTCTGTTCCATTTGTAAATGATTTTAAAAAAGTTATTGCGTTTGAGCCAAATCCTTTAACATTTAAAAAAATTCCAGAAACAATCGAAAAATATAATGTTGCATTAGGCAATACTAACGAAACACAAACATTGATAATTCCAGATAACAAACAAAACAATCCTGGTTATGGAAGTTTTGTACGATATGGAAAAGGTTTAGGTAATCACAAAGTATCTGTTAAATGTTTAGATGATTATAATTTTGAAGATGTAGATTTTATAAAAATAGATGTTGAATGGTATGAATTAAAAGTTTGCCAAGGTGCAGAACAAACCATAAAGAAATATATGCCAACCATAATGTTTGAAAACAAAAGAAACGAAGCAGATAATTGTAAAGCCTACCTAGAATCACTTGGATACCAAACCAAAAAGTACAAGTCAGAGACCATAGCATACACTAAATAGAAATATAAGTTATGACCAAAAAATTAGAAGAACTACTCAATCTTCCAGAATCACAGGATATTGTGAAAGAAGAACAAGACAAAGCCAAAGTGGAAGAGAAAAAAGTAGAAAAGAAAAATAAAAGCATTGAACAACAGCAGTCTACAATGAGTAACATTGCCGAATTTGATAAAATTGCGGCGGCATTACCAAAAGTAGAAGGGTTAGGTGAAATGGGAGATGCTGAACTAGACGATGTGGGACAAAGAGCAATCACAGCCTATGAAGACCTCATGGATTTAGGCATGAACGTTGAAAGCAGATATTCAGCACGTATTTTTGAGGTAGCAGGACAAATGCTTAAAACCACATTAGATGCCAAAGTTGCCAAAATAGATAAGAAGTTAAAAATGGTGGATTTACAACTAAAAAAACAAAAACAAGACATTAAAACAGGTGATTCCGACTCAAACGTGGTGCAAGGTGAAGGATATGTAATATCAGACCGTAACAGTTTATTGGAAAAACTAAAAAAGATGGATAAATACAACGATGACAAGTAGATTAAAACAGATATTAGCAGAAAGCACAAAATCATACCCATTTAAAATTGGAGTAGCAGGTGATTTACCTGAAGGTTTTGCTGACCATTTAGAATCAGCACTAGAGAAATTTGTGGTTGTAAAAATGAGCAACGGCAAGAAAACTCCAATACAAAAAAGACCATTAGATTTTCCTGCTCTTGAAAATGAAAGAGCAACATACTTCGAAACAGAATTACAATACCCAACAACAACACAAGTTCTACAACAGTACATCAAAAACTATTGTGGTATACCTGAAAGTCATGTAATTGTGAGAAACCCAAATGAACCACAAGAAGCATACCAAGAACCTAAAAGCGATGAACCATACGAAGCAATGTTAAATTCAGAATATGAAGAAAACAAAGATGCACAGAAGTCAGCAGGCTCTATGAGAGTTATGGAATTATTGAAAGAATTAGAGAAAGCACGTAAGGAAAGACACGCACCAGATGCCGCAGGCGATATCAAAGCACCTAAGGATGGTGGTACAACTGAAAATGCTGAAGACTCAAAAGGTAAAGTTTCACCGATATCAGGAAAAGGAAAAAAATAATGGACATTAGAGATTTTTTATACAAGATTGATGCTATTCAAAACAAAGAACAATTAAAAGAAGATGTTAAAAGAACACACATCAAAGAAGCATCACAAGTTATGTTGTATGGTGACACACCAGAAGACATGGCGGCAATAGCACAAATTTTTAAAAGTGCAGGAGTTACGCCTCCGGCAATAGCAATTGGTCCTAAGCCAGAAGAAAGTGTAGAAGAAGAAATTCCAGGCAAAGCAAACACAACACCTGAACCAGAATACAAAGACACGCAATACATGACAAAAGATTTATCAGGTGGTGCAAACAAAATTAAAAAGTCTTACAGAAAAGAATATCCTGGAGACAATCCTATGGCAGTTGAAAAGACTGAAGAAGTTCAATCATCAATCAAAGAAGCATTGAAACAAGCCTACGAAGCAAAAAAGAAGGCACAATCACCATACGCAATTGGCATGGCAAAAGCAATGAAAATGAAAGGTGACACACCACCTTTAGAAAAAAGCACAATTAAAAAAGCACACGACATAGCCAAAGCAATCGCAAAAGACAAGTAATAGCATTTAATCTTTTCATAAAAATCAGTTAAATATTTTTATGAGAGACAGTTACATCTGGGCTTTTTACAAAATAGTAAAAGAAGTTCAAACAAAAACTGGATACGAGTTACCACACAACGTGGAGTCTTACGTCACGATACTTTTGGCAAATCACATAGATAAAACAAATTTCCTTCCAAAGAAAACATTTGCAGAAAGTTTTTTAAATCTTTGTTACACATCTTGGAGAGATTCAGTTGCGTTGGGCGATACTTGTTTATTCATGACAGGAGTTTTTCCAGAGTATCATACTTCTAAAGGATTTGATGTAGAGTATTTCAGCAATATAGGAAAATCATCGTATGACCAAGCAACTGAAAAAAATCCAGAGTCGATATACGGCACACTGTCAAAAAACTTCAACTTTGTGCGTGATTTCATATCTATCACAGTCAATAAGAAGGATTTGACCCCCATCTTGTAGCATAAGTACAGTATATGAGTAATAAAAGTTTAGATGGTGTTCTTACCAAAAAAGCACACCAACGAGAAAAATTCACAGAAGAACAAATAGCAGACTTGGCGGATTGTTCAGACGCTAAGAGTGGTTTTGAATATTTTGCCAAAAAGTTTTTCTATATACAGCACCCTGTAAAAGGTAAATGTGTATTCGAGCCATTTGAATATCAAAGAAAATTGTTACACAGTTATCACGATTACAGATTTAATATCAATATGTTGCCTAGACAGAGTGGCAAGACCACCACTGCGGCTTGTTATCTACTTTGGTATGCAATGTTTCATCCAGATCAAACTATTTTAATTGCGGCACACAAATACACAGGTGCTCAAGAAATTATGCAACGTATAAGATATGGATACGAACTGTGTCCTGATTATGTCAGAGCAGGTGTAACCAACTACAACAAAGGATCGATGGAATTTGAAAATGGCTCACGTATTGTATCAGCAACCACAACAGGTAACACTGGTAGAGGTATGTCTATTTCATTATTATACTGTGATGAGTTTGCGTTTGTTAATCCGGGCATAGCACAAGAATTCTGGACTTCAATATCTCCAACACTGGCAACAGGAGGTAGAGCAATTATAACATCGACACCTAACTCAGACGAAGATGTGTTTGCTACCATATGGAGAGAAAGTCAAAATAAATTTGACGAACACGGCAACGAACAAGAATTGGGCATAAACGGATTTCATGGATACACAGCCAGTTGGGACGAACATCCTGACAGAGATGAAGAATGGAAAAAACAAGAACTAGGGCGTATTGGCGAAGAAAGATTTAGACGTGAATATGGTTGTGAATTTTTAGTGTATGATGAAACACTGATCAACAGTATTGTGTTAACCACATTAGAAGGTGCAGAACCAACATTGAACATGGGACAAACACGTTGGTATAAAAAATTAGATCCACACAGCACATACGTTGTTGCATTAGATCCTGCTATGGGTACCGGTGGAGACAATGCGGCAATTGAAGTTTTTGAATTGCCAAGTTACGAACAAGTTGCAGAATGGAAACACAACACAACTGCTATTCCTCAACAAGTAAGAATTTTAAGAGACATATGTAACTATATCAAAGAAGAAACAAAATCTACAGGTTCTAACATCTATTGGAGCGTGGAAAACAACACTATTGGTGAATCAGCATTGTTGGTTATAAATGATTTTGGAGAAGATTCAATACCAGGATTATTTGTATCAGAACCTATAAGAAAAGGACATATTAGAAAGTTTAGAAAAGGATTTAACACCACACACAAAACAAAAATTAGTGCTTGTAGCAGACTAAAAAATATGATTGAAAAAAGCAAATTAAAGATACACAGTAAACCTTTAATCAGCGAACTTAAATCTTTTATTGCTTCAGGATCATCATTCAAAGCAAAATCAGGTCAAACAGATGACTTGGTCAGTGCTACACTATTGATAATGCGTATTATAAGTGTGTTAAAAGACTGGGATCCTAAAATATACACATCATTCAGTCAAGCAGACGAAGATACAGCAGATAAGGTAATGCCAATGCCTATCTTTGTAAGCCACTAGACGATAAATATACTATATGAACCTTAATACCATAGCAAAAGACCTTTTTAACAAGATCAGAGGACAATTTCCTCAGGTAACATTGGGTGATTCTCAGGGAAAAATGACCACAGAACCTACCCAAGCAAGATTTTTTGACTTTGATTTTAAAGAAGGTGGAAACACTTTAGGAAAGGTAAGTATTAGCATAAGTGAAGAAGATGGCATGGTCGTTATGCACAGCAAAGACTTTGTTGAGCAAACAGATGAGCCATTAAAACGTGGATGGTTTAATTTTCTCAAAGAATTGAGAGGTTTTGCCAAAGCAAGAGTGCTTGGATTTGATACAAGAGATATCACAAAAAGCAATCTTGAAAAAAGAGACTATGACTTTTTAGGAAAAGGAAAAGAGGTAGAAAAAGTGAGCGAATCAAATTTATACGGCACAACAAAAACAAGTTTTCAAACTGTGGGCGAAGCAAGATTAGTAATCAAACATTCAGCACCAGTAAATCCAACAGTAGCAGGTGGACGCACACACAGAATAGAATCTCTTTTCATAGAAAACAAAGCAGGCGAAAGATTCAAGTATCCAATGAAACATTTGAATGGTGCAAGAGCAATGGCTCGACACGTATCAGAAGGTGGAAATCCATTTGATGATTTTGGAAAACACATCACAGAGATGAGTTCAGAGTTGAATCAGTTGAGAAAATTCAAAACATACATGAACAGATCCAATGTGATGGCTGAAGGTTTAAAAAAGTATCAGTCAGTTGTGGATGAAAGAATAGAAGAAATTAAATCAAACTGTTTACGTTTACAAAAACAAACTGCTTATAAAGAATCATTTGAAAGTTTTAGCAAATCAGAATTAGCAGAAGTTCCAGAAGATGTTAAAAAAAGTTGGATTGATGAATTAACAATCAAAACATTCAATGAAGAATTACAAGATGTATTTCCTTACATCTACAAATTGGTTACAGAAAGAACAGCAATAGAAGAACTAGGACCTAACTCATTTGAAGCACACGGATATCAAGGTGGCGTAGAGCCAAGAACGTTAAGATACGATCTTGCAGGAGACTTTGATCAAGACAGAGGTGTAAGTGAAAAAGATTCTGAAGATATAAAAAATCTTTTAGCAAAGGCTGGCATTAATGCTGATGTTCAACCAGACGAATCAAGACACCAAGGTGTTGTGATACACACAGATGCATCACCAGATGATGTAGAACAAGTGTTGGGTGGTATGATTGAAACCATCGATAATTTCCATGAATTTGAATCAGCAATGGAATCAATTGTGAGAGAAGACAATGGATTGTTTTCACAAGATGCTGATGAACAAGCAGAAGCATTAGAAAAATTAAACACACTGATGGCAAAACATTTTCCAGCAGGTGTAAATGGTACCAACGGTATTGAAAGTTTACAAGGCATAATTGATGACGAAGAATTAAATGACGAAATTCAAAAAGCGGCAAGCGAAGATTCAGACATCTGCATACGTCCAATGATTATGGACTATGTGGCACAAAAAGATCCTACACTGGTTTCAAAAATTAGCACAGGCGACATGAAGCAAGAAGACGAAGCAATCACATTTGAAGACATCAAACCTTATGTTTCTATGTACAAAGGTGAAGATGGCAAAATGGTGTATGATGTGTTAGACAAAGATGGAGAATCAGTAGAAAAATTTGCTGATGCCAAAGGAGCAATGGCATATTTGAAACAAAATTTCAACAAATTAAAAAATAAAGAAGTTCAAACAGAAAACGAAACAGATTACGAAGGCTCGTTTGAATACGAATTACCAGGTGATGATGGTGAAATGGCTTATGGTACAATTCATTACAAAGCCATCAACGGTGTAGTTGATCCAAACTCTTTGAGAGGTGAATACGAATATGATGGTAATCACAAAGTAGATGATGACTATGCTAATGAAGTGATTAAACCAGGTGGCCCAGAACACGAAGAAGCATTAAAAGCCGCTCAAGAAGATTATGATTACGAAGCAAGTCGTATGAAATCTAAATTTGGTATAGAAGATCAAGAAGAAAAATCATTCAAAGACAAAGAACAAACTGTGGATGAATTTGTGAAAAGTTTCTTTGACTACACATCAAATCAATTTCCAAAAGGCGAAACAGCAGTGCTAACATCAGTAGAAAAGAAATTTGGTGACAATGCTGTATCAACTGCACAGGAAACAATTCAGAAGTTAATGGCAAACAAAGATCCCGAAATTGCCAAAATCAAAAAATTAGCAGGCGTTCAATAAACAACTTTACCATTTCAGGTTGACTAAATAGTAATATTAGTATATATTTGACAATATGTTTGTCTTGTGCTATACTAATTTTATAAAGGCACATAATATAATAACAACAGGCAACAATAGGAGGCTTAAATTATGGCAACACTAGCAGAAATACGTGCTAAACTGAAAGAACAAGAAGTTAAGACAGGTGGCACTACTTCAAGAACAGGCGGAGACAACGCCATTTACCCATTTTGGAATCTAAAAGAAGGAGAGCAGGCAACTGTTCGATTCTTACCAGATGGCGATAAAGAAAACACTTTTTTCTGGAAAGAGAGATTGATGATCAAACTACCTTTCGCAGGACTTAAAGGTGAAACAGATTCAAGACCAGTACAAGTACAAGTTCCATGTATGGAAATGTATGGTGAGTCTTGTCCAATCTTATCTGAGGTAAGAGGATGGTTCAAAGATCCTAAATTAGAAGATTTAGGAAGAAAATATTGGAAGAAAAGAAGTTATATCTTCCAAGGTTTTGTAAAGGACGATCCACTTAACGAAGAATCAACTCCAGAGAATCCAATTAGAAGATTCATAATTGGTCCACAAATATTCCAAATTATCAAAGGAGCATTAATGGATCCAGATATGGAAGATCTTCCAACTGATTCAACAAGCGGTGTTGATTTTAGAATTATCAAAACATCCAAAGGTGGATATGCTGATTATTCAACATCAACATGGTCTAGAAAATCAAGACCTTTAACAGAAGAAGAAAGCAAAGCGATTGAGTCAAATGGTTTATTCAATCTAAACGATTTCTTACCTAAAAAACCTTCAGAAGTTGAAGTTAAGGTAATGAAAGAAATGTTTGAAGCATCTGTTGACGGTGAAGCATATGACATGGACAAATTTGGTCAGTACTTTAGACCAGCGGGCGTGTCAGCAAAAACTGGTGATCCAGTAACTCCAAGAGCAGAAACACCTACTCCTGAAGTGAAAGCAGAACCAGTAGTTGAGGCAAAAACTCAAGAAACACCAAAGCCAACTGCGGAAGAAAATAAATCTTCAAGCGGAAAAGCAGAGGATATCTTGGCAATGATAAGAGCAAGACAATCAAAATAGTAAAGTACATTGTGGGGAGGCAACTCCCCACACATACTAAAAGAAGGAATAAATTATGGTAAAGGCATTTGATGTAAGTAAATTTAGAAAAAACTTAACAAAATCCATCACTGGAATGAGTGCTGGATTTCATGATCCAACAGATTGGATTTCAACAGGTAACTTCGCACTTAACTATTTGGTAAGTGGCGATTTCAACAAAGGTATTCCACTAGGCAAAGTAACTGTATTTGCAGGAGAGTCTGGAGCAGGTAAATCATATATCTGTTCAGGAAACATTGTCAAAGCGGCACAGGATCAAGGTATATTTGTTGTACTAATTGATTCAGAAAACGCACTTGACGAAGCATGGTTACACGCATTAGGAGTTGATACAGATGAGAAAAAATTATTAAAACTGAATATGTCAATGATTGATGATGTTGCTAAAACAGTATCAACATTTATGGCAGACTATAAAGAAATGCCTGAGGCTGACAGACCAAAAGTTTTATTTGTGATTGACTCATTGGGTATGTTACTAACGCCGACAGATGTTGATCAGTTTAATAAAGGTGATATGAAGGGTGACATGGGTAGAAAACCTAAGGCACTTACATCACTTGTGAGAAACTGTGTTAATATGTTTGGTTCACACAATGTTGGACTTGTAGCAACCAATCACACATATGCATCACAGGATATGTTTGATCCTGATGATAAGATATCAGGTGGACAAGGATTTATCTATGCATCATCTATTGTAGTTGCAATGAAAAAATTGAAACTAAAAGAAGATGAAGACGGTAATAAAACAACAGACGTCAAAGGTATTAGAGCAGGTTGTAAAGTAATGAAAACTCGTTATGCTAAACCTTTTGAAGGTGTGCAAGTTAAGATTCCATATGAAACAGGAATGAATCCATACAGTGGACTAGTTGATCTATTTGAAAAGAAAGGTATACTGTCCAAAGATGGAAACAGACTTAAATATGTGGATTCAAAAGGAACAGAAGTTAAAGAATATCGTAAGGTTTGGGAAGCCGGCGGCGACTTATTAGACAACATTATGAAAGACTTTAACAGTATAGTTTCTACAGAAGAAGAAAAACAAACAACAGAAACAGAAGCAGTTGAGGAGTAAAATGATTGAAGGAAGTCAGTTAGTTGAAATTTGGCAGTTTTTCAAAGAATACGTTGATAGAAAACAATCTATGGACGTTGTCGCAGAAAAATTTGTAGATTTAATGGCAGACTATGGCGTTGATGATGAAGAGTTTCAAAACGCACTAGGCGCCGATGACGATTTGGATCAAGCAATTCAATATTATTTGGATGCTGAATCCGAAGACGAGGATTATTAATGGCTGGATGGTATCAGAAAATTGCTAAAGATATTGGAGTAATTCCTGATGCCATCAAGCATTACGAAGATGAACTCGAACAGGCAAGATCAGAAATAAGAATACGAGGTAATATCGAGAAAGCATCAGCAGATATGCCTGGTATTGTTGAACAAAGATTTAATCAGTTACAAGAAATAGAAGCAATTCTACAATACATGAACATAGAATTACGTAGATTGCGTTCGAAACATTTCAAAAAATATTTAGAAAACTATCAAAGAGCATTATCCAGCAGAGATGTTGAAAAGTACGTCGACGGTGAAGCAGATGTTGTTGATTATGAAAAAATAATTAATGAATTTGCACTGTTAAGGAACAAATGGTTAGGTATTACAAAAGGACTTGATCAGAAACAATGGCAAATGACAAACATTGTTAAATTAAGAGTTGCTGGTATGGAAGACGCTTCTATATAACACAATACCAAAAAATATATCAATAAATATTCAAAAATGACTTTGAATATTCCATCATACATTATCACAATGCAAGGCGAATCTGTGAGCGAAACATTATCACAAGAATGTGCCAAATCTGCTGAACAGTTTGGTATAAACACAGTAATTTTTCCTGCAACTCATGGAAAAGATATCAATGTACAATGGCACAAACATAATCTAAAAGATTTTAAGTTCAATCAACGCATTAAAAAAATAAATCCTGGAATGGTAGGTTGTTTGATATCTCATTTGTCCTTGTGGAAAAAATGTATAGAAATACAACAACCAATTTTAATTTTTGAGCACGATGCTTTGATGATAAGGGAGATTCCTCACAGTATATTGGATAAATTTAAAGATGTTTGTAATTTAGATTGGCTCAGTCGACGCACAACAAATTATGACGAAGAAGTAAAGATTGACAGAGGTCCTGGTGTTAAACTTTATATGGAAAAACGACCACCGTATTCTGGATTGGAACTTTATAATAAAAGTCATATAAAAGGTGCTCACAGTTACATTGTAAAACCGCAAGGTGCACAAAAGTTAGTAGACTTTGTATGGTCAGCAGGAGCATTGGCTCCAGATGTTATTATTAACAGTATAAGTTGTTTATTGACGTATTCTGAAACCAGTTATTGTAGAATTAATCCTCGTTTTTGGAATTCTTCAAGAATGAAGGCAAAAAATAGTTTTTGTCGACCTAATAATAAAGACAAAATTGCAATGAAAGAAGGAAAAAATGTTTGATCAACAAAACATTGCTGGAGATTTTCCTAAAAATAAAGCCCACATCATTTATTACAGTTGTGATCCTACATATTGGGCTGAGCACGGACAATATCTTGCAAAAAGTACTCTAGCACTAAACAAAAAAAATCTGATTCATGTACACGTTCATATGATTTACGAACATAATCAATCACACACATTAAAAAATTTAATACAAGATGAAAACATAACGTATACATACGAAATTCATTCAAAAGATTTTTATGATCAATTTCAACTAGCAAAAGAGCATCCATTGTTTAGCAGAGGACCAGAAATTTGTAATACAAAGTCAGATGATGAATTAAAAAGAAAAATATATCTTTCAAGTGCTAGATTTTTTTACTTTGACAAATTTTTTGATAGATACCAACACGTTTTACAATTAGATGCTGACGGAATTAATAGAGAACGACTGCCTTTACTAGAATTTAAAACCATAACCACTTTTCCAGCCGCCATGCGTAAACCTAAAGATCCTAGTGTATACATTGCCAGTTGCGTTACACCTGGAATTGGGGAGGCCGGAGAAACTTTTAAAAAAGAATTAAGCACTTCGATGATAGAAGCATTCAAAAAACCTATATATTGGTTTGTGGATCAACACGTATTAAAAAAACTATTAGATGCAAGACAATTTGTCAGTATTCCTTACAAATGGAACAGTTGGGGACTGAAATCAGGTGGTGAACTTTTCAGTACAGCCAAAGGTACAAAAAAATATGGCTTTAGATATAAAAGTTTAAAATATGCTTGGTTCGATGATAACGACAAATTAAAATTTCATAAAAACAAAGCCAAAGAACATGGAAAAAAATAAAGGTTACATCATTTATTTGAAAAATCATAAAAATTCTGTTGAATGGGCTCAACAGGCACTGGCATCTGGCAGGGCATTAGATTGGAATTTAGAATTGTACGAAGGAGTTGATGGCACTACAACATCAATTGAAAAAAATAATTTAAAATTATTCAAAAATAGTAAAAAAAGTTTTAAATTGATGCAGAGACCAGGCACACTGGGTTGTTTTCTTAGCCAGTACAGTTTATGGAAAAAATGTTATAAGGAAAATACATCTATCTGTATTTTTGAACACGATGTTGTGTTCAAAAAACCTTTTTCAATCGAGCAAGAATTTGAAGATGTGTTAAAATTCGAAGGGTTCATGCCAGCCAAACCAATGAGTGTGGGACAATGGTGGGAAGGTGCAAGAGCATACTGTTTGAAACCACAAGGAGCCAAAAAAATTTTAGATTTTGTTAAAAATCAAGGAGCCATGCCTGCCGATTGGTGTCTCAATTCGGGAATTTTAAATGTAGAATTTGATAAATCTAATAAAGTAACATTCGATCATAAAAAATTCAGTTTCACAAAGGACCTCAAATGAAAAAATTAATATTTCAAGTAAGTGTGGGTAAACCAAGTAAACTATACGAAACCTGTATTCAGAGTGTGGCTGATTATTGTAAAAAATTTTCCATAGATCACATTGTATTAACTGAACCTAAACTAAAAATAAGACCCGATCCTACAAGAACAGGTAGAAGTCTTCAAGCAGTTGAAAGATTAGGCTATATGCCTATTTACGAAAAAGAAAATGCATTTGAGTACCTTGATAGATATGATCAAGTGGCAATAGTAGACAGCGACATTTATATTAAATCATCTGCTCCTGATATATTTTTAGATTTACCACAACAATACGACTTTGGTGGTGTATTGGAAAGAGAGATGCCGTTGAATCACAAATATCAAAATAAGATTAGAAAATATTCACAAAGTGCTTTTAGCAATTTAAAAGATGTTGATTGGAAATGGAATACACTAGGTGCTGAATTTTACAATATGGGACTAATGGTGATGAATAAATCATTTGCCAAATATCTAAATGGACAAACTCCCCGTGAATTCATTCTAAGACCTGAATTTAAGGATTTTGTAGATGGCGTAGGCTTTTACAAATGGAGCACAGATCAGATGTTGTTGAATTGGTTTGTAAAAAAACAAAATATTAAATGTAAAAACATGGACTGGCGTTGGAATTCATTATACACAGCAGTTGAGAAACATAAACAGACAGAAAGTTACTTTGTTCACTTCTTTTTGAGAGATCATTTACCAGAACGTGGTGAAAACATAAAAGAATTATTAAAAAAAATATGATACATCTAGCAATACGTTCGATGAGTATTAAAAAACGTAATAGAAGATACACGACTCCTGGTCTAGGCGACAGAATTCATACACTTATGATAGGATACTTGTTTTCTCAAGCAAAAAAAGATCAGGTTACGTTACATCTTACAAGTGATAAAGGCATTGAAAGAAAATTAAAAAGTTACAATGAATTGTTAAAATTATTTCCAAAAGACACGGTACACTTACAAATTCACGATGTGTCCGGTCTACCGGAAATAAAGTGGATACAATATTTACAAGCGAAAAACATCGATGCCAAGCCTTATTTTTATAAAGATTATCAACATTTAAACAAATTAGATACAACAGAAGAAATTGATATTTCAAAATATTTTAGAAATTTTACACCCTTAAAGTTCTCACAAAAAAGTTTATTTTCATTACCGACAGAAAAATTCATTGTTACACAATTTGATAGTACTGATAAACAAAGAGGTATAAAAAAGCAAATCGTTGATAAAATTCTTAAGAATTATGAAGATTTGCGTTATAAAAAAATAGTGATAGGAGGAGATGCTACAGAAGATTTGTTAAAGTCTACACATCCAGACAATATTATTAACACAGCATACGCAATATCAAAAGCAGAATATTATGTTGGTGTAGACTCTGCTATGATGCACATGGCATCAATGTATTTGCCAGCAGAAAAAATGCATCTGTATCATACAGGTGCAGTAGAAAAAAGTCATCATCTTTTACGAAATATTGATAATGGTGCAGTGTTAAATAACTATGGATTGAAATAATGAAATCATTTATAATACACGTAACATCAAATAAAAAGTCAGTTGAATATGCAAATATATGCTCAGAAAGTTGCAAAGGAAAATTCGATGCAGAACTTTTTGAAGGTGTGACACCAGAAACTTTACCTACATACGAAGAAAAATATCCATTCACACATATGGTGGACAGCAGAGCAAAAGACTTCAATGATCAGAACAAACTGTTATACAGAGTTAAAAAATCGTGTTTTATGAATCATGTAAGATTGTGGAATAAATGTATAGAATTAAATGAAACCATTGCAGTAATTGAACAAGATTCGTTTTGCGTAAGACCTTGGCAACCAGTTAATTTTGACGATGTATTAATACTTAATTTTGAATCTGCATGGAATCAAAGAATCTTTAAAGGCTTCTGGAAAGAAGGACACAAAAAACCAAAAATTAAGCCAGGCGTGTTTGATTATGAATTCAATCAAATGATGCACTATCATAGAAAAAATTACTATCATAACAGTTATCGAATACCAGGCACCGCCGCATATGCTGTCACAGTGCAAGGTGCTAAGAAACTTTTAGACAGTTTAAACAAGAATGGTTGGGAACAATCTGATTATTTTGTAAATAACAAGAACGTAAGATTACAGGCATTTGGCCCTGAATTCTTTACATTTAAAATGCCAAATTTAAACATGAGTCACGGTAAACATTTATGATGGTAGGTGAAAATAAATTTTCTGTAAAAACTTTACAAAGAATTCCTGAAAATTCAATAGGCGCAGAACTGGGAGTTTGGAAGGGAGATTCATCGAAATTATTTCTTAAGAAAGTAAAATTATTACATCTTGTAGATAGTTGGTCAGTGAGTCCTTACAATAATAGCACCGAGCATGGAACATATGAAGCATATATTGAACGTTATAAAAAAATTGTAGGTAGTAAAGATCCAAACGATTTTCAAAAGTATTATGACAAAATATATGAAGGTGTTGTGGATCGTTTTAAAGGACAACCTGTAAACATACACAGATGCACCACAACAGAATTTTTTGAAAGAAATAAAGATCTACAATTAGACTGGGTGTATGTAGATGCCGCTCATAGTTATGAAGGATGCTTAAAAGACTTGTATGGCAGTTTAAATATAATAAAAAAGGGTGGATTTATATTTGGAGATGACTACACAAACAAGCCTGGAGTGAACAAAGCGGTAAAACAATTTGTGAAAGAAACAGGATTGAAGTTTGATAATTTTTATAATAATCAATTCCAAATAGATGTAATCTAAAATGTTATGGCAAACAAATATGATTATTTTAATGTTGAAAAAGCAAAAATCAATCTAAAAAATAGAAAAGAAGAAATATACAATCATTATAATATTAGATATAACACTCCTGAAAAGATATTCATTGAATGTACTAATTTATGTAATGCAAGATGTACTTTTTGTTTTTATAAAAATAAAGCAGATGCCGGTTTTCCTAAAAAAATTATGTCGATTGATAATTTCAAAAATATAATCGAACAATACACATCTATAGGAGGCAAACATCTTGGATTAACTCCTACCCTTGCTGATCCTTTAACTGATCCGTTATTTGCTGAAAGATTACAATATCTCGATACTACTAAAATTGAAACCTTAGATTTTTATACAAATTTGATAAGTTTTGGTCCAAAAGTTCAAGAAGCAGTTCGAAATTATAAAAGTAGTTTAACAATTAAAATTTCATTCACAGGATTTAATAAGCCAATGTATGATAAATTTATGGGCGTGGATAAATTTGACACAGTGATAGAAAATATCGATAAATTAGCGAACATAGTACGTGGTAAAAAGAATGTACGTTATGACGTTATAATGAGATCATATGTCAACGATCAAAAAGAAAAAAAAGATTTAGAACATAAATTTAAAAAATCAAAAATTCCATTTACTATAATGAATGATGGCTTTGATACCTGGGGAGGATTATTAGAAGAACAATTAAAAGCAGACAAAGATATAAAAATTAGAGAACGTTTACCTAGAGTAGGTCCTTGTAGAGTAAGTTATATAAAGCCAGGTATTACGGTAGACGGTGATTTTAAAATATGTGATTGTAGAGATGTGTTCGATAAGTTAGTTGTGGGTAATGTCTTTAAACAAACTATTAAAGAAATTTGGCAAGGACAAACTATTAAAGATTTGCGTAAAAAATTTTTTACTCCTGAATCATTACCTGAAGTTTGTCAAAATTGTGAAATATACGATAGCATATACAAATAAAATGAAAATTTATCAATACAAAGACTATAACGAATATAAAAAAGCACAGGTAGATGCAAACGTAAAAAAACTTAAAAATGTATGGGTTCAAGAATCTACTATACATCAAATAAAAAATTTTAAGACAGATGCTACACAAATATTATGTCACGGTGTACGTAATGGTAAAGAATTAGAATTTTTTCAAAAGTATTATCCATCGTCTCAGATTATAGGAACAGAAATATCGCACACAGCAAAACAATTTAAAAATGTTGTAGAGTGGGATTTTCATAATGAGAAAGAAGAATGGAAAAATAAATTTGATATAGTTTACTCTAATAGTTGGGATCATAGTTACGATCCAACAAAAAGTTTATCTGCATGGAAAGATCAATTAACAAATAATGGACATATATTTTTAGAACACGCTTACGAACCTAATCATAATAAAGCGAAAATTACAGATCCATTAGAAATTTATCATGAAGAAATAATAAAATTGTCTATAGAATTAGGACTAATTTATGTAGATACTTTAACAGTACACGCAACCGAAGTGCGATACAAATCAAAAAAAACTGTAGATAGATATAAATCAAGAGTTTATATTTTTGGAAAAAAATGAAAGCATTCATAATAACATTGATGAAAGACGTTTGGAGTTTGTCATATGCTGAACGTTGTTTACAAAGTATACAAGAAACAGAAAGCGATTTGGAAGCCACGCTGTTCGAGGCTACTACTCCAGAAACAATTTTTCCAGTTGCTTGGACTTGGCCTACAGGCAAAAAAATAACTTGTCCTAAAACAAATTTGTTACTAAAACCATATAAAACTTACGATAATAATAAAAGAATAGCCGCGGCACAAAGTCATTTTAGACTATGGCAAATGTGTGTGTCAATGAATGAACCTATTATGATATTGGAACATGATGCACTCTTTACACGTAAATTTACAGAACCAAAACTATTTGACAATGTGGGAGCATACAGCATTAACGATCCCAGAGGATCCACATTTAAAGCAGAGGACTATCATAATGGTTTACAAGAAGGCTTTAACAATGTTCCGTGGGTAGCATCTAAAAACATACCACAAGGATTACCAGGACACTCTGCATATGTAATAACACCTTGGGCGGCTAAAGATATAATTGAAAAACAAGACAGCATTGGTTGGTGGCCCAACGATGCAATTATGTGCAGTCAATTGTGTGGATGGTTGTTTGTGTACAAGCCATATTTTACCAAAACACAAGGCATCAAATCTACCACATCATTGTAAATACCTCCAATAAATATTTCAAAAGGATTCCAATGAAAATTTTAGTTACAGGACACAATGGCTTTATCGGCACACAATTAGTAAAAAGATTACAACAAGACAATCACGAAATAGTTGGCATAGACAAAAAATCTGATACAGATATTAACTCAAGCGACTTGCCTAAAGTGGATTTAGTCATACATCTAGCAGGTATAGGCGGTGTGAGAGAATCTATGAAAGATCCAAAAAAATATTGGGACAACAATGTAGAAGGTACAAAAAGAATTTTAGCACACTATCAAAACACAAGAGTACTATTTGCCAGTTCAAGTTCACAATATGATCCATGGAGAAATCCTTATGCGGCATCTAAACACGTAATAGAATACATACCGCACCCCAACTGCGTGGCAATGAGATTTCACACAGTGTATTCAGACAAAGCCAGATCAGGAATGTTTTTTGACAAATTGCAACAAGGTACATTGGAATATGTAACAGAACATACAAGAGATTTTGTACACGTAGAAGATGTTTGCGAAGCAGTAATGTGTTTAATGAAATCAGATTTTAAAGGTCCTATTGATATTGGAACAGGAGAAAGTGTGCGTATTGTAGACATAGCACCCAACTTACCTATCAAAGAAGGTATGCCTGGCGAACGTCCGCACACACTTGCAGACCCAACAAAAATGAAAGAATTAGGTTGGGAACCAAAATGGAGTGTGAAAAAATTCTTAGACTCTCAAGGATTTGAACACAATATAAAATGAAGTCAGGAAAGATTTGGGGCAAAACAGAATTAATCCATGCTAATGGTGTATTGGAATTTCATCGCATAGAATTTAAAGCAGGGTACAAGTGTTCAGAACACAAACACAAATATAAGTGGAATGGATTCTTTGTTGAGTCGGGCAAGATGATTGTACGTGTTTGGCAAGATGCTGATCAACAAGGACTAGTTGACGAAACAATTTTAAATGCTGGAGATTACACCACAGTTAAACCGGGCAAGTTTCATCAGTTCGAAGGAGTCGAAGACGGTGTTGCTTTTGAATTATACTGGGCAGAATTCAATCATGACGATATAGAGCGTAGAACTATTGGAACTAAATCATGAAAATATATGTAGGGTACGACACAAGAGAAGACATTGCCTATCAAGTGTGCGAACATTCGATATATACTCATTCTAAAGAAGCGGAAGTGATGCCTCTCAATCAAGAACAACTACGCAAAGACAAATGGTATTGGAGAGAGTTAGATAAATTGGCTTCTACAGAATTTACATTCACAAGATTTTTAATACCAGCATTAGAAAATTATAAAGGTTGGGCATTGTTCTGCGATTCAGACATTGTTTTTATGAAAGATATTAAAGAATTGTTTGATTGTGTAGACAACAAATATGCTGTGATGTGTGTTCAACACGATTACACACCAAAGCCTGGAATTAAAATGGATGGTCAAAAACAAACGTTATATCCAAGAAAAAATTGGAGTTCGATGGTGTTGTGGAACTGTGGACACCCTTCAAATGAAAAAGTCACAGTTGATTTAGTAAACAATCCTAATTATGACGGAGCATACTTTCACAGATTTAGTTGGCTCAAAGACGAAGAAATTGGTTCGCTCAGTCATGAATGGAATTGGCTTGTGGGATGGTACAAATCTCCACAAGATGGTGAGCCCAAAGCCTTGCACTATACTGAAGGCGGCCCGTGGTTTAAAAACTATAGACACTGCGAATATGGAGATGTTTGGAAAAAATATCTAGCAGAAATGATGAACAAATGATATGCACTATGCTTTTGACAAACAAGATGAAATACTACAACACTGGGTTAGAGGCCTAGGCTGTCATCATCTTCCTTACGAAGCAATCAAAAAACTACCGATAGAAAACACAGTAAGTTTTAGAAGTTTAGCCAAAAGAAAAATTATAAACGATTGTAAAAAATCTGGTCGAACATTTTATTATATAGACACAGGTTATGTGGGAAATTTAATCAAAAAGAAATTGTATCACAGAGTAGTAAAGAATGACGTACAACATAGCATAGTTTTTAATGTGCCTGATGATCGTTGGCAAAAAATTAAAAGAACTAGTCCAGAATTAGAATTTGTTGACTGGAGAAAGAATCACAAAGGAAAAATATTACTGGTTACTCCGAGCGAAAAGCCTTGTAAATTTTATAATATTGACAGAAATCAATGGGTGGAGAATACTGTTGCAGAATTAAAAAAATATACAGATAGAGAAATTATTATTAGAGATAAAGGCAAACGCCATGAAAGAGTTGGTGCTGGCAGTGTTCCTTGGTATCTTATTAAAGAAAAAATTTATGCCACAGTGACCTATCAATCAATTGCGGCGATAGAAAGTGTTTGTGTAGGAGTACCTGCTTTTACCATGCAGAAGACAGCGGCTGATTCTGTAACTTCACAAGATTTAAGTAAAATTGAATCACCATTTTATCCATCTAAACATCAGGTTGAAAAATGGCAACACTGGTTGGCTTATTGTCAATACCACATTAAAGAATTAGGCACAGGTGAAGCAGTAAGAATTATGGAGGCACACGGACTATTATGATAAGTGTTGTTGGATATATGAAAGTTATTCCTCCTGGAAATAAAAAATTACAAAAGCCTTTGATTATTAAAAATTTTATTGAAGGTGTTAATAGATGTGGAGATAGAGGGATAATCAGTAATGGTTGGACAATAGTTCCTAGCGATATAGCAGTGTTACAAGGATTTGTACACCAACAACCACAAAAGCATAGACATCTCATGTTGCGTAAAAGTGTGTACGAAGAGCAACAAAAAAGAAACAAACGCACAATGATTGTTGACAGTAGTTTGTTTTTGTATGCTGATCCAACACAATCTAAAAATTATCTACGTTATGGTTATGATGGAATATTTCCTAATACAGCAGAATATTGTTATGATAACCCAGACCCATTGCGTTGGGAATTAATCAAAAAAGATTTAGGTATAGATTTAAAACCATGGAGATTGGGTGGTGGCAAATACATTTTAGTTTGCTGTCAAAGAGACGGTGGTTGGAGTATGGGTGGTTTAAAAGTAAACGTATGGCTACAACACACAATACAAGAAATAAGAAAATTTACTAAAAAAGAAATTAGAATAAGATTTCATCCCGGTGATAAAATGTCTGTTCAATGGAAATCGCTTGTGCGTCAATGGATTAACTCTGGACAACCACAATATACCAATATTGTTATAAGTGGGGCCAAGGACTTGCGTGATGAATTTGTTCACGCTCAAGCAGTTGTAGGTCATAACTCTAGTCCTACTGTGGCATCAGTAATAGAAGGAATACCAACACTGGTAACAGATCCAGATAGAGCTCAGATTAAAGGAGTCAATTTAGAAAAGTGGGAAGACCTTGAAAATCCAAAAGAATTTGATAGAGAACTTTGGATTAGACGAATAGCACAAATACACTGGACATTGGATGAAGTAAAATCGGGCTTGGCTTGGCAACACCTAAAAAAATATGTAAAATGATTAAAGTATTAACAACATTTCATAAACCTGGATTAGATTTATATGGGCAAAGATTCTTAGATAGTTTTGCTCGTAATGTGGATAAACAAATTAAATTACTGGTGTATGCAGAAAATTGTTCACCAGTAAATCCGGATTCATCTCAAATTGAAATTATTGATGCAAAAGAATTAATCAAACTTAATCAATTTAAAGCACGTTGGGGGAATGTACCTAAAGCAAATGGTAAATGTCCTTTTCCGGAAAAACGTCCAAGAGATCATCACAAAGAATTTAAATGGGACGCTGTAAGATTTGCCAACAAAGTATATGCTGTGTTTGATGCTGTAAATCGAACAGAAGATGGATGGACTGTATGGATGGATGGAGATACCTATGTACACTCTGCTATTTCATATGATCAATTTCAAAATTTATTACCCAATGATAAATGGATAACATTTGTAGGCAGAGGTAAAGGATCACAGACTTGGCCTGAATGTGGATTTTACGGATTGAATATTAAAAATGAAACCTGCAAAAAGTTTTTAAAAGAATTTGAACGTATGTACGAAGACGCAGACAACGGTATATTCAAATTGATTGAATGGCACGACAGTTATGTCTTTGGAGATGTACTGAATAAACTCACACCTATCGATAAAAATTATTTGGATTATGCTGAAAGTATTTTTAATCAAACAGCAAAAACAGGTGGAGGTGGACATCCGCTGATTAATTCAGTTTTAGGAAAATGGTTTGATCATATGAAAGGTGCTAGAAAAAATCAAGGCAAAAGTCAAAAGAAAGATTTGATCTCAAATAGATCAGAGACATATTGGAATGAAGTTTAGTTTGTTTACAGATTACGGTTCTTTAAACAGTCCTCCTGTGTGGGACGCTGTGAAATTAGGACTGTTGAAGTTGGGACACACTGTAGACGAAAACAATATAGACACAGATATTCCTGTGATATGGTCATTATTGTGGCATGGCAGGATGATAAAAAATAAAATTGTTTGGGACAAATTTAGATCACAAAATAAAAAAGTTTTAGTTATAGAAGTGGGCGGTATCAAAAGAAATTCAACTTGGAAAGTTGGTATCAACGGCATTAATAGACTGGCAGACTTTGGTCCTAAAAATAATGATGACACAAGAGTTGCACAATTAGGATTAGACATAAGACCTTGGCGCACTCAAGGAGAACATATATTGTTGTGCTTACAACACGACAAAAGTGAACAGTGGAAAAATATGCCACCATTAGAACAATATGTATTAGAAACTGTTCAACGTTTACGACAGCACACTGATCGAAAAATAATTGTACGATCGCATCCTAGATGCATATTACCAGCTCAACTGAGATTGGATAATGTTGTTTATGAAATTCCAAAACAGATTGATAACACATATGATGATTTTGATTTAAATTTTTCTAATGCTTGGGCCGTTGTAAGTTGGAGCAGTAATCCAGGCATACACGCTGTACTGAATGGAATCCCTGCATTTGTAGGAGAACAAAGTCTAGCATATGACGTTGCCAATCACGATTTCAGCACCATTAACAGCCCAAAGACCCCTGATAGACAGCAATGGCTGAATGATTATGTTCATACTGAGTGGACTACAGAAGAAATAGCACAAGGTATACCTTTTTCTAGATTGACTTTTTAACCAAAATCCGTTATACTTGTGAAATGCGTTCAATCACAATAGAAGAGTGTCTAGAATTAATGGCAGGACTATCTGCCAAAGCAATCAATCCTGCGTTCATTGTACTGGATCGTGACAAAAAAATTATTTTCGATATTGCTAAAAAAGTTTATAAAGGTTCCGCATTAACTGATAGGCAACTAGAAGCAGTCAAAAAAATACTAATCACCAGATATAAATCACAATTCAAAATGCGAGGCATTGACCTGGAGAACAGTGTTAACACATTAAGGCAACCGTTAAGACATTTGGATAGAAGCGAATATATCAGATTGGAAGATGGATCTGCTTATGTAGAACCATATTGGTCCGGATTTATTCCTACCAAAGTTATTGTAATAAGATTTCCGTTCAATATGACTTATACAAAAACAATCAACGAAGTTAGACGTTTACTAGGTCCTACTATTAGCAGATACTATGCTCAAAGATTAAAAGACAAATATATTTTACCTTACACAGAAAAAGTAACGCACAAACTTCTATCAAAATTTAAGAACAAAATCAAAGACATAGATCCGATTCTAATCGATGTTTACAATGAATGTGAAAAAATATCAAAAAATCCAGAAAAGTTTGTGCCGGGTATATATGATTATGAGATTAAACACAGTGCCGATATAATAACTCAACACTATGTCGAATTTTTTGGAGAACCTGTTAAAGAAAATTTATGTTTGTACTATGATAGAAAAGAAAAAATGGGACTTCATTATTTTGATAACAAAGAACTAGACAGTTCCAAAAGTAATTTATCATCATTATCAAAAAAGATATTAGAACGACAGTGGCCTAGAATCAATTTAGACATAGACAAGTGGCATCTTCAACAAGTAATCGATACCATAATAGAACTGAGAAGATTTCCTTTATTGGTTGTTTTACCCAGTAATACCGATGAAGACACTCTAAATCATCTTCATAAGACACACAAACTTTTTACAAACATTATACCTAGCGATGAAATATCTGTACTGTCAAGGTGCAAAAGCAATTCTGTTTTTGGTAAAGAATTTAATGATTACATTAAGGACAAACAATTAAATAATTCACTTGCTAAAACAACAAAAATAGTGTATATTACAAATAAGAAGATACCAAAGCCTTTATTGACTTCTACTTGGGAACCTGAAGCAGTATTGATATGTGACAACACTAGAAATTATTCTAAGGTTGACAAATATGTGAGTAATATCGATTTACAATTACAAGTCAACGGACAAGACAGTTTTTGGAATCAACTACACTTTGGAAGCGAAACACTATGAGATGTAAAATTATTATAAGCGACGAAGTCAATGTAAAAATTGAAGGACTGCCTGTTGAAGTGCGAAGAAAAATAGCAAACAAATTTAAATTTCAAGTGCCTTATGCTAGATATCTTCCTCAATATAAACTAGGACGTTGGGACGGTACAGTTGGTTTCTTTGGTCTAGGTGGTAATGGTTATGTCAATCATCTGGACAAGATCATTCAATATCTCAATGAAGCAGGTGTAGAAATCGAAGAAGTCGTAGACAAAAGAGAAAAATTTGATCTAACTTTTAGTAAAGTAGACAAAAACTTTTTCGGAAATAAAACGTGGCCCAAAGGACATCAATGCGAAGGACAAAAAATCGAATTACGTGACTACCAAGTGGACGTGATTAATAATTTTATCAAGGAGCCACAAAGTTTACAAGAAGTTGCCACAGGTGCTGGTAAAACAATTATCACTGCGGCATTGAGTAGCATATGTGAAAAGTTTGGAAGAACATTGGTTATTGTGCCTAACAAAGGATTAGTTACACAAACAGAAGAAGATTACATCAACGTAGGATTAGATGTTGGAGTTTATTTTGGAGATAGAAAAGAATTAAATCGAACACACACTATTTGTACATGGCAAAGTCTTAATGTATTAGATAAAAAATCTAAAGCAGGAGAATCTGTTTTTAGTTTAGCAGAGTTTTTAGACGGAGTAAAAACTGTTATAATAGATGAAGTGCACCAAGCAAAAGCAGAAGTTTTAAAAAAATTACTCACACATCATTTAAAAAATTCCCCTGTTCGTTGGGGTCTAACTGGAACTGTGCCCAAAGAACAATTTGAATTTCAAAGCATCTTAGCCAGCATTGGTCCAGTTGTTAATCAAATATCAGCAAAAGAATTACAAGACAAAGGAGTGCTATCTAAATGTCATGTAAATGTTGTACAATTGGTAGATACCAACGTGTATAAAAATTATCAAGAAGAATTAAAGTTTTTAGTTACAGACGAAAAAAGAATTGAGTATTTAGGTAAACTTGTAAACAAAATAAAATCAAGCGGTAACACATTGGTATTAATTGATAGACTTACAGCAGGTAAAAAATTATTAGAAATCATAGATGACAGTGTGTTTATTCAAGGAGAAACCAAATTAGCAGATCGTAAAGAACAGTATGACGAAATATCTAGCAGTACTAATAAAGTAATTATTGCCACGTACGGTGTAGCCAGTGTGGGAATTAATATTCCTAGAATATTCAATCTTGTATTGATTGAGCCAGGCAAATCATTTGTAAGAGTAATTCAATCAATCGGCAGAGGAATACGTAAAGCCAAAGACAAAGACTTTGTACAGATATGGGATTTAACTTCAAGTTGTAAATTTGCTAAAAGACATTTAACACACAGAAAAAAATTTTACAAAGAAGCAAATTATCCTTTTACAATAGAGAAAGTGGATTGGACAAAATGAAAATAGCAGGTGCACAAATACCAGTAAGTAGAAACGTTCAAGACAACTACAACGAAATTTTAAAAGCCTGCGAATGGGCAGTAGAAAATAAAGTTGATTATCTGTTTACACCAGAAGCATCATTGAGTGGTTATGATGCTCCTAGTTTTAATATCAATACTTGTAAAGAAACAGAACAGGCAATGGAAAAACTAGTAAGTTTTGCATCTTCAAAGAACCTTGGTTTAATTATTGGAACGCTATGGTTGGACGATAAAGAAACAATCAATGGTCCATTTTTTGGAAAAAAAACAAATCAATTGCGTTTCTATAATAAAAAAGGAGAGCACATTGGATCAACATTCAAAACAAAACTGGTATCATTTGATCAAGATTGTGAAAAGCGGAATGAATTTCCCGTTGTAGAACTTGTCACAGAACACGAAACAATCAAAGTTGGTGCGTTAATATGTAATGATCTGGTGGGTAATTATTATTCAGGCGGAGACAATCTAGCCAAAAAGTTGAAAGAAAAAAACGTCGATCTAATAATACACTCAAGCAATACTCAAAAAGATCAAGGACCTCAGGTTAAAAAAATACATGATGAATTTCATGATGCTTGTACAAAATTTATAGCATATGCTACCAACACACCCATCATCAGTGTAGATAATCCTTGGCACATACACGGATATGAAACTGATGTAGGAACGTCTTTTACATCAGGAATTTATCTTCCAATCGATACTGTATTACAACTACCCAAAACAGGCACACACTATTTTTACTACAATACGTCTAACACAAAATATTCTTATCAGGAAGGAAATTAATAATGAAAATATTAACAGTAGACAATATACCATACGACCTTAACAAGATGCCACAAACTGTGTCAGATGACATGGCATTTTCAGTTTTGGACAACAGTAATCCTAAAGAACCAGACTTCTTTTTCTTACCACTGATTTATATTGAATCATTCAGTGCTCCAGCCATTGTGTTGGAAATTGGTGGAAAAGAACTTACTATGCCTTTAGATTGGAGCATAGCAGTTGGAGACAAAGAAGACAGCAACACTGTAGAAGTTGTACCTTTAACCAGTATAGCAGACCGAGGTTTCAGTGCTTTTATATTCAATCCTTTGAAAGGATTCAAAGCAGACTTTTTTGAAGTGAATGTGATAAACTTTTACAATGATGTTAAATGGTATTTTCCAAAAATTAAAAATAATCAGTTATTAACAACACCTCTAACTGATAACGAAAATCCAAACTGTGCATTCTTTGTAAAAGATATTTCTCGTCAATGTGAAAGTATTGAGTACACAATGTTGTTATAATGCCTAAAGCAGTCAAAAAAAGAAAACGTATTAAACAAGAAGAAATGATTTTTACTTCTCCTGATGGAGGTAAAACTGTGTATGGTCAACCATTAAATGGTAAAGGACCAAAAATATTAGTTGAAGAAACTAAAGATCCTGATTGGTATTTGTCCGAATTAGAAATTAGCGAAGTGGTAGATTACGCAAACGAAGGAAATAAAACTTTACAAATTCAGTTAAAGAAGTTAAAATTACTTTATAATTTAATAAAAGAAGATAGATGGTAACCAAAACTAACAAACTACCTTTGAAAGATATATTGGCGGCTATTGATATGAATGCCAAAAGCGTTTGGGACGAACTTTCAGATGACGATAGAAAACAAGTTTCTTTTTATTTGTTGAATAGATATGCTAGTGCTATCAAAGGAACCAAAGAACAAAAAGAATTACAAATTTTAAAAACCAACCAATATTACAATAAAAACTTTTTTACATTGAGCAAACATAAAAAACTATTGTGGTTTCTGTTGTGTATGACTGCTAGTGACAAAAAGAACATCAGATATCATGAATGGATTGGTTATAAGTTTAAAGAATCTAACAATAACAAAGCATTTAAGTTTTTAGAAAAACTTTATCCTAATAAAAAAATTGACGAATTAAGATTATTAGCAAATATTAACACCACTAAAGAACTTAAAGAATTAGCAGAAGATTTAGGAATGAGTAAAGAGCAAATCAAAAAATTATTATGATAGAAAAGTTATACCCTTGCAAATATTGTAATGCTAAATTCGCCAAAGAAAAGACATTATCAGTACATATGTGTGAGCAAAAAAGAAGATATCTACAGAAAGATGAACGTAGAGTACAATTAGGATTTCAAACTTTTGTAAGATTCTATGAACTGTGTCAAAAAGTTACAACACCTAAAACTTATGAAGAGTTTTGTAAATCTCCATACTATACAGCATTTGTAAAATTTGGAAGTTTTATCAGTAATGTTAAACCATTGTATCCAAACAAGTACATAGATTACGTTGTAACATCTGGAGTTAAACTTGATCACTGGTGTAGAGAAGAACTGTATCAAAAATATGCTATTGATTTGATTTTAAGAGAACGAGTTGAAACAGCCATGGAAAGATCAATCAAAACAATGATGGATTGGGGTGATGAAAAACAAGCACCATGGAGTGATTATTTTAGATATGCTAGTTTGAATAGAGCAGTTGTAGATATAAAAGATGGTAAAATTTCTCCTTGGCTTATATTGAATTGTAAAACTGGAAAAGAAATGATGAAAAGATTTAACGATGAACAATTACAAATGGTATATGCTATAATGGATCCCAGTCATTGGACATTAAGATTTAAAAGACTACCCGCAGATATTGAAATGGTTAAAGAAGTAATCAAGGAGGCAAATTTATAATGTTCGATATTGATATAGACTTTGCTGATAGAAATGTGTTGTTAGAAAAACTTAAACACAGAATAGCAAAATTAGACACAGAAAAAAAACATAACACAGGTGTTTACTTCACAGAAATTCCACACGACCCAGCAACAAATATGGCAACAATAGATTACGAAACTGCTGAAGAAAGAAACTATTTTAAAATAGATTGTCTCAACGTAAGCATATACAAAGATGTAAAGGATGAGGATCATTTGAATCAATTGATGAATAAGGAACCTGTATGGGAATTGTTAGAAGCAAAAGAATTCAGCGATCAGGTATTTCATTTGAACGGTCATAATGAAATATTGAAAAGATTAAAACCGAAAAATATAGAACAACTGGCGGCTGTATTAGCAATCATCAGACCAAGCAAAAGATATCTACTAAACAAAGATTGGGATTCTATTATGAAGGAAGTATGGGTCAAGCCCACTGATGGATATTATTTTAAAAAATCACACGCAACGTCATATGCTGTGGCAGTTGTGATACACATGAATTTAATCTGCGAACAATTACAAAACAATGACAAGTAAAATAAGAAGAAGTTTAGTTAAAACATTAACCTGGAGAATAGTTGCTACTACCGATACATTTATAATTGCTTGGTTGATAACAGGAGAATGGACATGGGCCAGTGCTATTGCTGGAGTCGAAGTTTTAACAAAAATGTTTTTGTATTATGGTCATGAGAGAGTGTGGAATAAAATTGCTTGGGCTAAAGAATACAAAGAACCACACACTACTATATTCCCTTATAAAGAAGATAAACGTTGGTAATTATTTAGGTTTTCTAACCAGTTGAACCGACTTCCTTTTGCTACGCTTCATAGCAAGATTGCCGAGACTGGTGACTGGACCAATCTTCACTTTCACATCTTTTGTATTCATCATCATTAAAACACTACGGAATTTTTGTAATTCTTTACGTAAAAAGATGCCAATTGGTACCATTCTATTGGATTCCCACCACCATGTTTTACATAATTCCATGAAAGTTTCTCTCGAATTGGTGTGAATTTCTTCATATATGTACATGGACGTAATGGAGTTATCTTGATTATTGATTACCCCTACATACTCTTGTCCGCCATATTCGACGACTGATATAAACGGAAAGTTCTTTTCTATGTCGTCTAACAGCATTTTATTTCAAATAAATACATTTAAATTATTAAAGATTATGCAACTTGTGCCAAAATATTTATTAAATAACAGTGTGAGCCTGACGGCAAATCTGGCTGGACAAATAACGGAGTATAGAGCAGTGTATCAAAGAAATATCAACGTCGCTAGAGGTATAGACAATACTATTCAATTCAATGTGCTGAATGCTGATCAGAAACCAGTATCTATTCTGAACACATACACACCTAAGTTTCAACTGTATGACGAAAATAATCGCTTGATTGTTGAAAGAGATGGCACTATAATTGAAACAGGAACTCCAAGCAAGGTTGGACATTTTACTATAACCATAGCAGAAAGCGACTTGCTAAACATCAAATCTCAATATTTACACTACACTGTGTATCTTCAAAATGATTCCACTAACGCAAAAACTATTCTACACAGTGGAACTAATTTTGAAAACAAAGGCACAATTTTTGTGAGTTCGGAAGAATTTCCTGGACCACTTGACTCGTATTCAGTGACTACATTTACTGAAACTAATCCTGCATCAGGCATTTTTATTTCAGAAACAGTTACGGCTCAACCTGCTATAAATGGAAACTCAGCACTACATACTGTAACATATTATTTGAATCAAGCAGTTGGCACTATTGTTGTTCAAGGTACTTTAGATAACCAACCAAACTCCAATACATTTTGGTCTGACATAAACACGTTCACAGCCGCAAGTTTAGACACAATCAAATATATTAATTTCAATGGAGTGTTCAATCACTTAAGATTCAAACACACATTAAGTTCTGGTAGCATTACCAAAATATTAGTTCGAAACTAATTGACTTTTCCAAAAAATTAACTTATAATAAGAGCATGAATATTGTGCTTGATACTTTACAAACTTATCTTCCAGCAAAACGAAAACAAACACCAAGTGGATGGGTGGCTTTCAATGCTCCTTGTTGTGAGCATAACGGTACTACACCAGACACTAGACAAAGGGGCGGACTGATTGCTAATGCCAGTGACGGTGTAAGTTTTCATTGTTTCAACTGTGGATTCAAAACCAGTTGGCGTATTGGTAGAAATTTGTCTTACAAAATGAAAAAGTTTATGCGTTGGCTTAATATGCCCGACGACATCATAACAAAATTAGCACTGCAGGTTTTACAACAAAAAACAGATACATCTGGATTTAAAGCAATAACACAACTTCCGAAATTTGAAATAAAAGAATTACCAGCAAAAGCCAAGCCCATATATGATTGGGCAGATTACAAAGCACTAGAACCAAGTGGAGTAGATAAAGATTTATTTTCAGTGATAGAATACATTGCAGAGAGAAAACTAACACTAGATGATTATGATTTTTACTGGAGTCCTGAACCTGGTTTCAAAGACAGATTAATTATACCTTTCACATATCAATCTAAGATTGTAGGATACACAGCAAGAAAAGTTGTAGAAAGCAAAGTAAAATATCTATCCGAACAACAACCTGGTTATGTGTTCAACACAGATGCTCAGGATGATGATAGAAAATACATTGTGGCTGTGGAAGGTCCAATTGATGCTATTGCTATTGATGGTGTAGCACTGCTAGGCAGTGAAGTAAAAGAGCAACAATCAACACTGATAAACAGTCTGGGCAAACACGTCATAGTTGTTCCAGACAGAGATGAAGCAGGTCAAAAGTTAGTTTGGGACAGTCTTGAAACAGGTTGGAGTGTGAGTATGCCTGACTGGAGTCACGAAATAAAAGACGTTAATGATGCTGTGCGTAAATATGGTAGATTGCATACTTTGTACACAATTATAAAAAACGCAGAAGATTCACAACTTAAAATAAAACTGAGGATGAAAAAATGGTTTACTTAAAAAAAGCGATATCATTTTTGTTTTCTCCTATCACGAAACTTGTGTCATACATCAAGTACAAAAAGAAGATAAGAGAATTACAAAAAAGAGATCCATTCATTTACAAATAGGAAATAGATGATAGTTTGGGGAATAACAGGAAATAATCACGATGCCAGTCTGGCTGTGATGGAATATCATGTAAAAGGTTTAACAGACAGATATGGATTGTATGTTCATTGGGCTGGTAAGAGTTCAGACTTCAGTGGCATACCTGGTGATCCTAACCTGTGTCCAGAAATGTTAGCACACGTGAGATCAAATCCTAGATGGGCTCACCCGGCAAAAATAATTTGGTATGAAAAACCTTTTAAGAAGAGTATGCGTCAACTGTTGGCAGGACAAGGATTAAAATTTAAAGAAAATGACGTGAAGAAATTTTTACAGCGTCAAGGTATCCATGTTCCTGTTGAATATATAGATCATCATATGAGCCATGCGGCATATGGTTATTACACATCTCCATACAACAACGCGGCAGTTGTTGTGCTAGATTCAATTGGTGAGTTTGAAACATACACAATTTGGCACGGACAAGGAGATCAATTAGAAAAGAAATACACACAAAGATACCCACACAGTATTGGTTTATTTTATTCAGCCATGACTCAACGATGTGGATTCAAAGCCAATGCAGAAGAGTACAAACTGGAACAATTGGCACAAAAAGGCAACTGGCGAAAATATCATAGAATCATGATGGAAGAAATTATCAAAACCAGAATGCCTTTCAAGACAAGAGTTAATCTACACCGAGGATGTAATTGGTGGAGACCAGAATTAAATTCGGAACAGGATACAGCAGATTTGGCGGCAACCACACAACACATTTTTGAACAAGTGTTGATGTGTGCCAGTTCGTGGATTCAAATGAATATTCCTACTAATAACATTGTTTTGGTAGGAGGTTGTGCATTGAACAAGACTGCTAGAATCAAACTGGCATCGGTTTGGGATGACATATGGGTTCCAAAAAATCCTGGCGATCCTGGTTCATGCATAGGTGCTGTGTGTGCCAAATACAACAAGCACATTGACAATTCAGACAAAATGTGGTATAATAAGGACAATGGTTAAACAGAACAAAGACTATGGATATGAGATACAAAAACTGTATCTCGAAATGATGCTGAGTGACGCAGAAACATTTGTGCGTTGCCAATCTATATTTGATTATTCTTTATTTGATAGAAAGTTACAAGACACAGCAGACTTTGTGAACAAGTATGTGTCACAATACAATTCATTGCCAACATATGACATTGTGAACAAGAGTTGTAATGTTGATTTGAAGCCAACAGAAAATCTAACTGAAGAACATTTTACTTGGTTGCTTGATGATTTTGAAACATTTGTTAGACACAAAAGTTTAGAAAGAGCAATTTTAAAATCAGCAGATATGTTGGAAAAAGGTGAATATGGTCCAGTTGAAGAATTGGTCAAGAAGGCAGTACAGATTGGATTACACAAAGATATAGGTACAGATTATTTCGATGATCCAAAAGCAAGACTTATGGGACTAAAAAATTCTAATGGACAGGTCAGCACAGGCTGGGCAACACTAGATAAGAAATTATTTGGTGGATTTAACAAAGGTGAATTGAATATATTTGCAGGTGGTTCTGGAGCAGGTAAATCGTTGTTCTTGGCAAACTTAGGTTGCAATTGGGTATTGAATGGATTGAATGTGGCGTATATTACTTTTGAATTGAGTGAAGCACTAGTGAGTATGAGATTGGATTCAATGTTAACTGATATTCCAGCAAGAGAAATTTTTAAAGATTTAGATGGTGTTGAAATGAAAGTTAAACTGTTAGGCAAAAAAGCAGGTAGATTTCAAATCAAATACATGGCAAGTGGTAAAAATGCAAACGACTTAAGAAGTTACATCAAAGAATATGAAATTAAAACAGGTAAAAAATTAGATGTAATACTGGTAGACTATTTGGATCTTATGATGCCAATCAGTAGAAAAGTTTCTCCAAGTGATTTATTTGTGAAGGACAAATTTGTTTCAGAAGAATTAAGAAATTTATCAATGGAATTGAATGTAATCTTTGTTACAGCATCGCAGTTGAATAGAGGAGCAGTAGAAGAAATTGAGTTTGATCATTCGCATATATCTGGAGGTTTAAGTAAAATACAAACTGCTGACAACGTGTTTGGTATATTCACATCAAGAGCAATGAGAGAAAGAGGCAGATATCAAATACAGTTAATGAAAACAAGATCATCCAGTGGTGTTGGTCAAAAGATTGATTTAGAATTTGATGTGGACAGTTTAAGAATAAGAGATCTAGCAGAAGACTCAGACAGTCAAGATTATAAAGGGTCAAGCACAATTTATAATTCATTAAAAAAGACATCTACAGTTAATGATAGTGCAGAAAAAAACACAACTGAACTTAAATTACCTGATCCTACCAAAGGTGATACAGTAAGTAGAATTGATTCAGGTAATACTGATCAAACAAAATTAAGGGACTTCTTAAAGAACCTTGATGGCGATGAATAAACAATACAAAAGAATAGTAATTCCAAAAGGTTTAGATTTAGGAACCAGCAGGCGTACTTGTCATCAGTTGGCAAATACTATAAGTGCTAGAACAGGATTGAATATTTTCACCGATGTGGAATCAATTGTCCAAGGGGACTTGGTAGTATTAGGTGGAGTTGGTGGACACGATGGATTTAAAAAATACCATGAAACATTTCAAGAGCAAAATATAGATTATCTCAACGTTGAAAAAGGTTACTGCAATTGGTGGAAACCTGTTTATTGGAGAGTGACATTCAACGAAAATCAAATCACAGACATCAAAGGTGAATGGACTAACGAACGTTTTGTAAAATTCAATATGAAAATTAAACCTTGGCAAATGGGAGATCAAGTGTACATTGTGGCGCCTAGCCAAAATGGTTTAGATGTGTATGGTATAAAACAAACTGTGGATCAATGGATAGAATCAACAACAGAAGAAATCAAAAAACACACAAATAGACCAATCAAAGTGAGGAAAAAACTGCCTAAGAAAGCAAGAGGTTCAAGAGGATTCTGTGATTCATTAGAAAATATACACTGTGTGGTCAGTTTGCACACTATGGCAATGACTGAAGCATTGAGAGAAGGCTGTCCAATTATATCATTAGTGCCTGGTTGTTTAAAAGATTACAGTGTGGATTCAATTTCAAAAATTAATAATCTATATTATCCTGATAATAGACAGTATCTATTCAATTGTTTAACTAATTTACAATTTAATTCTGGTGAATTAATCACAGGTGTTGCTTGGGACACTATCAGCAAATACTACGGAATCAATATTACTAAAATTAATTAAGTCTATAAAACTGATACATACAGTATGGGACTAAAATTATACATACTACAAGATATAGAAGAAGATATTTTAAAAGTTCACAACAGTTGTAAAGATTTGAAAATGCTGGAACTTGGTGATCAAATAATTCGTCCTAAATTAAATCCAGCAAAAGAATATTGGCAAACTAGAGGATTCATACACACTTCTGTTGATGTAAATGGTAAGCACGGATCAATTGTAAAAGATCTTTCTGTATTTGATCAATTTGTGGATTGGAAAGAGCAATACGATGTTGTGTACAACATGGGTACATCAGAACACGTTGAACCGTTTGATGCACAGTACACTTGTTTTAAAATAGCAGATCATTGCTGTAAAACAAATGGTATAATGATACACGGAGTTCCAGAAGTAAACAAAAGAGATAAAGAAAAAATATTCGCAAAACACTGTCACTATTATTATAGCGAAAAGTTTTTTGAAACACTAATAAAAGAAAGCAATTACAAATTCATCAATAAAAGATACACAACAGGAGGTTGTGTTTACTATGCATTTCAAAAGACAGAGCAAAGTAAATTTATGATCAACAAAGATTTATTCTTGTCTAACATAGCAATAAGAAACCAACATATCGATTTTTCAAAAGATAGCAACTACATCCATCAAAAGAAAGCCTAGAGGCGGACAGCAAAAATTCCGCGAAGCGGTAACGCAGAAATTTCAAATCCGCGAAGCGGTAAGCACAGCGATTTCGGTAAGCAATTTTAATCTATGATCTGTCTTTTGACGCCTCGTCTTTTGACATCAAGTGTGCTACAATGTATTCCACCGTCCCAAAACAAATAGTGTCTCTGTGGCACAACGTGACAGTCTATGTGTAAGGACTTCAGTTTTGCAAACAGTTTGGGTATGTGTCGTGCAAACACAATGTTGTTTCTGTCTATCACCAACACATTGAGATCAAAGCACACTTCTTGATTGTAACCTCTCCAATTCTCCAAGTACTTGTTGACCCAAGCAATGTCCATTCTATTTTTGGCTTCTGCATAATCCTGCACAAATCTATCCATTTTCAATTCAGGCAAACAGTCACTCACATCAATCAACTGTTTGTTGCGTAAGCAGTCTGGTACCCAATCCATGCCTGCGTGTATCACAGTGTCATCATCTATCATGATAAAGCCGTGGTCAATGTGTCCAAAGCCGTTAAAACGTGTGCCTGTGTTGGGAATAAATCTGTACTCCGGCAACTCTCTGCGGCACCATTCCAATCCTGTTGCTGAGCCAGGACCTTCTGGATTCACAATGAAGGCATCTCCTGCTCGAAACATGGTGGCTGTGTGCCACAACACTCTGTCCATTAATTTGTCCTTGTAGGTTCTATCATTCACAAACCAATCATCTTCAGTGTTTAAATTCTGTAACACGGGCGGGGGTTGGCTGATCCAACGATAGCCTTCACGAAACATCTTTTCAAATATGGGATAATAACTCACAGCATCAAAGTATCTGTCGGTGTAACTGGTGTATGTCTGTATGATTGTGCGACCCATCACCATCAGTGCATCTCTGGGCACTATGGGAGCAATGGGAAATTCCACATCAAAATCAGGCATATGTATGGGATCATAGTACTCATGCACAGTGGGACGCATCACTTCAACGCCACCTTTCTTTAAAAAGTCTGCTAGATTGTCCAGATCTCGTTTGGTTTCTTCCAGGATACGATTGAACTTGCTGGGATCCTTATGATGCAACACGTGAACCTGTCCGGGATCGTATGTGTCTCCCACTATGATTGATTCCAACGGATCGTATTCTGTGTATATCATATGTTCAAATATTTCACGTGCATAAAAGCCTGTAGACTGCGTCGTTTCACATCTGGCGTCACAATTTTTGTCACAGCATGATACAGATCTTCGTTGTTGATTATGATTCTATTGCCGATGGGTTCCACATATTCGCCTCTGTCTGCATCATCCTTGCGGAACAAAAACAATCCGCCATCCTTAAAGTCCCACGTTTCATTTAAGAAAAATGTCACTCCCATAAAATCTATTTCTTCTTTTTCCCAATCAAGAAATCTGTCCTTGTGCCATGTGCTCACATAAGGATATTTCATTTCATGATATCGCAGTGTTTGATCGTGTCCTGTGAGCAATTCCTCTGTGAAGTAACCTTTTTCCACCAACAAGCCAAAAAAGAAATCTTTTATTTCTTTGTTGAGATAGAACAGATTACAATCGTCTGTTTCGTGATGATCCACTTCATCATCGTATCTTTCAAAACGTCCATTGTGCTGTGTGATATCTGCATCAATCATCTGATTGATTTGAACCAATTGCTCTGATGTCAAAAAATTATCTTTTATGATCATTGTAACTGTCCTTTCAACACATCAAAATATTCTTCTGTGGCATTGATGGGTATGATAAAAAATTTATGATCATCGCCTTTGATCAAATCAAATAGTGTACCAAACTGTCCCACTATGGTATAGCCTGCTTGTTCAAACGTTGCTTTTGCTGTTGCCACAATGTTGTGATGTTGTGTCATCAATTGTTCCTGATGCAGTATATCAATATATTTAATACAACTCAATATGCCAGGCAGACTGTAATTGTATGTGAACCCGTGTTCCCAATCAAAATCATCTGGCAACACATCATCAATCTTTGAGTTGTACATGGTGATGCTGAGCGGAAAAAATCCACCTGTGATTGCTTTGCCCATGGTGAATATGTCTGGCTGAATGGGAGTTTGTTGCCACCCAACAAATGTGCCTGTCTTTCCGCCGCCAATAAAAATGTCGTCCACAATCACAACCACACCCTGCTCCTGCAACTGTTTTATCTTGTTCCAGAATTCTTTTGAGTTGGGTCTCAATTGTTCACCATATGAACACGTTTCCACCATCACACACATCACTTGATTCCACTCTGTTTGATTGATATCAAAATCTCTTTTCAGTCGGATCACTTGGTCATAAGGTTTTAAAGTGTAGAAAGGATCGGTAAACAGACTGTCTCCCATGTTGTAGTTTAAAAATGTAGAGCCGTGATAACTGTTTTCAAAACACACAATTTTTGTGCGTTGTGTTTGTCCTAGCAGTTTTTGATAAGCACTGGCAAGTTTGACCGCACCTTCGTTGGCATCTGATCCACTGAGAGCAAATATACTTTTGTAGCCTGTCATGTGAAACAGAGTGTCGGACAATTGATAACTGGGTTCATTGAGATACAGTTCTTCATTCTGCACAATGCTTTCTGCTATTTCTGGTTTCACTCGAATATTGTCATACACATAATCCAATATGTCATGTCGGTCAAACCCCAATGTGAAACAACCATAGTGCAACAATGGATCTATTATCTTCTTACTGTTGTCCATGTAACCGTACTGCCAATGAGGTTTGGCAACTGTGGTCAATCTTTGTACACCTGGTATGAGTCCTTTAATTGATTTCATAATCTTAATTATTGTATTTCAAACTCCAATTGATCGTATGTGATGTCATTGGAATCTTCAAATTGTTTTTTGGATTCTAAACTTACTGTGATCGGCAAACTCATATCCACAAAATTTTGAACAGATATCTTTTTAGTTTCGCCTTTGTGAAATGTTTTATCAAGAGTGTGTGTTTGATCATTAATCTTTAGCGTTACACAGTATTGATCAGTTAATTTTTCACTGCCTTGTACAAAATTTTTTCTATTAAAATTTGTGGTGCATATAGAACTGTTGCTATCAAACACAAAGTCCACTTCGGATTTTTCTTTGATTTCTCCAAAAGAAATATCATAAATTAAACTCACTGAGTTCACACTGTCTGAATCGAATAATATTTGATCACTCAATGTTAAAGGTAAATTTTCTTCAGCATCATTAATATTTTCAAACACAACAGCATCGTTAATCATCACAGTAAGATTGTTTTTGTATTGATGCTTTTCTAAACTGAAATAATTTTTGCCTTTTTCTTTTGGACAACGCAGTGTGAAAATTTTATTCATGTTCTATGCTGTCCTTAAACTTTAACAATGCTTCTTCAAAACTTAGATGTTCGCCTGGCAATTTCAACAGAGTTAGTGATAAAGTCCATCTGTGTTGTGTGGGATCTGGATTGTGCGTGTTGTGTAGTTGTCCAACATTTAATATGCTTGGCTTATTGATCACTGCCTGATGAACCAGTTCTATATTGTTTTCATCTGCACTGTAACATTTGTAACAATCAATGTCTGGTTCTATACCAGCCTCTTGAAAACTTTTGTTTACTTCGGTTTCATCGTGATTTATTTCTATATAGTTGCAACCAGATTTTAACTTCCACCATCTTGTGGTACTAGTTTCAGGACCCCATGTAAAATTAAGTTTACAAGCATCTCGTTGTCCAGGAGGTATCACTGTATCGTTATGAATAGGTATCGCGCCTCCATTGGGTTTGGTATAAAATCCTTCAATCACATTTGATATTTTTAAATTGTGTTGAGCCAACCATTTGAACAATTCGTCGGGCAGTTCATCCGGATTAACATACATCAAAAAATTATCTGTTAAACCTTCAGCAAAACATTTTGGTTTATTGATAATAAATGGTAATTTGATGTATCTGTGATATATGTTGAAATTCATTGTAAAATATTTATAGACTGCGAAAACAACAGGTTGTAGGTATGGTTTTGATGCTGATAACCGCACATACATCAACACTGTGACTGGCCCGTGTATTGACGTCTATGACGCTTTAAAACACTGTTTTATGGTACTGTAGATGCCTATATGTTAGTGCAACAGCACCAGTCAAAATACTGCTGTTATCAACCAGGTCAAGATAAGTAATTTCAAATGTCCAACGAAATTCAAAACAAAACAATCAATCTCCGTCAGTGGGAAGAAGGCAATGAGCCTCCTTTCAATCCTGAAATGGAAGTAGAGATCAGAGACTTTGTTGGTGTGTTTAAAAAAGCATACACAAAAGAATGGTGTGATCAAGCAATTAAATATTTCGATGAAATGACTAAGATGGGTTTTGGTAGATCCATACAAGAAATTTCAGGAGCACCTAGACATCTTAAAGACACACAAAATTTTAACACCACAAGATTGTATTCGCAAGGAGATAATCTTTTGAGTATAGTAGGAGTGCCTGGAGTACAGAATAAATTTTTAGATACATTTTGGGCGTGTTACAACGGAATATACAGACATCAATTTTCATCTTTGCAAACAGAAGGTGCACCACAAATGGTGTATGAAATGAAGATTCAAAGAACAGCACCTGGTGAAGGATATCACGTGTGGCATTGGGAACAGAGCAGTAGATCAGACACCACAAGGTTTATGGTGATACAGGTATTTCTTAATGACGTGGAAGATGGTGGTGAAACAGAATTTTTATATTATCCTAGAAGACTCAAAGCAGAAGCAGGAACATTATTAATTTTTCCTGGAAATTATACTCACACACATAGAGGCAACCAGCCTTTATCTGGACCTAAGTACACAATTAATACCTGGCTAGAATTTTAAGGCTGGTTACTGGTTTAATTTAAATCAATTAATTTTCAAAACTTTTTACGGCTTTTTCAACAAATTTTTCTAACCTGTTGTATATCCTAATAAAAAAATTTTTAATTGAAGACGTCACGAATGTGACTATTTGTTTGACTTTTTTCATTGCCTATTCTCCCTTATTTGAGTTGTTATGTTTGCCTTATTCGCAAGTTATTTACATCAGTATCGATAAAATTTATCTGCTACTATTGTTTTTATAATTAAGATATAAATGCATGGACAACTTTTTGTGCTAACATTTTCCAGTTAGCAAGTTCTCCAATTTCTTGAATATGGTGTGCTTTGGTTCCGTCATGATAAGAACAACGTATCTGCATCATTCCTTTTTCAGGTCTAGCATCTGCGGTAACGCCTATTGCTGTTTGACAATCTCCATTAACTAATTCTAAAACATATCGTTCTGCCATTAATTCAATCGTGGGCCATTCTAATATTTGAGGATTCCATATGTCTTTCATTTTGATGTCATCGCTTCTTATCTGCACAACAACTTTTCCTTGTCCTGCGGCAGGCAACAATTCTGTTTCGGGCATCACAGTGTGTTGTACTTGTACGTTTAATCTATCTAACGCACACTTTGCCATAATGATTCCATCAACTTCTTGTTTAGCAATTAAATCTATTCTTGTTTGAATATTTCCTCTTATAGGCACAAACCGCAAATCAGGTCTTTGGTCTGATAACATTTTTGCTCTACGTGGAGCACTTGTTCCTATTCTGTATCCGCTTGGAATAGAATCAAAATTTTCGAAAGGTCCAATCAACACATCACGTCTGTCACCTTGCTCCCAGACACATCCTAATAGTTCTGTGCCGTCTGCTATTTCCGTTCCAACGTCTTTGGCACTGTGTATCGCACAATCTATTTCACCTGAAAGTAACTTGTCTTCTATGGCAGAACAAAAAATATGTTTGCCACCCATTTCATGAATAGGAGTTGTTTGATCTATATCGCCTTGACTTTTTATTTGAATTAGTTCATAAGGTTGAACCAAACCTGACGCGGCTCCGTCTGCTTGTCTAATGGCGAGAGGTGATCCTCTAGTTCCTATCTTTAACATTGAACTTATGCTCTATTCCAAGAAATAGGAGTGCCGTTTTCATCAAGAACAAGATCACCTGTGTCTTTGTACTGAGCCACCATGATGCCTTTTCCTCTACCTTTGCTGATCCATTTGCAAGGTTTGATTTCTCTTTCGTTATAATATCTTATGGCATGATGTGTTATTATTCCACGAGCCTTTACTCCAGCCATTTTATTTTCCTTGTCCTACTTTAAACTTTAAACTGCGTTTTTTGTGTTTGTTCATTGAACTCATTTTGCACTTACTTTTCTTTCCTGCTTGACTGGTTTTTTTTGGAACCGAAACGTGTTCAACAAATCCTTTTGCTAATTTTGCCATACTATCTACCTAACTTTTTGCTTCTACCCAAAGGTAATGATTGGACTTTGAAAAATTCTTCACCTTTTTTGGTTGTCCATTCAATCTCAACTTCTTTGGCTTTGCTGGATGATTGATAACTCTTGACTGCTCGTTTGAAGCCGTTGGCTTCGATCTCTTTGACCTGTTCACCTTCAGGAGCAGTTCTGTCCGTGAATATAAATTTTCTTTCTTTTGCCATAAAGACTCCTTATTTTTTGTTGTATTTATTAAATGGTAGTATTATTTTGGTCCTTGACATTCGGCCCCGTGTGTGCTATAATCAAGCAACTTAAGGAGAACATTATGTATTATAGAATAAAATTTATATTAAAAGATTTGTTTTTGACCCCTTTTAAGATGTTTTGGAAACAGATCACAATATCAGTCATACTGTCCATAATTTTTACATTGTTGGTCAAACCAGATATATCAGTATTTTTAACTATGGTTGGTATTTGTTTTTTAGCATCATTAATGATCACAATGGCTAATGACAATTATAACCGTCAAAAAGAAAAAATCTTAGACGCTCTTAAAGAGAAAAAATAATGAGTGAAAAAACGAAACAAATATTAGAAAATTTAAGAACCATTGTTCAGAAAGAACCGGTGGAGGATCCAACCACACAAGGAGCAATTGCCAGCAACATGGGTGGCGATAGAATATACGGAAGTATCAATAACACTATTCATTTAATTAATGCTGACGGATCTAGATACAAAGGCAAAATAGACAAACGAAGAATCACAGTAAAAGGTATAGACGGTGCTAATTTTTTCAGTCATGTGTACGAAACAGCAGATGGTAGATGGTTTGATAGAACTGGATTACCTTGTGCTAAACCGACCACTCTAGTTAAACAATCTGAAAACGAGATTGTTGAAACTGATAATTAATTTCATGATTACTTTAGAACAGTACAATGATATGCCCGAGTACTGGGACTATCAACGCAAGATAGAATTCAACAAAGAAAAATGTCGCAAGGCTTGTGAGAACATACAAGAAAATTTTGGAGAGTTGTCCAGCGAAGCAGACGTAGATGATATGTTTGAAATGATGTGGCACCAGATTGAAGCAGAAGATTATGAAGATCCACCTTTGGATTGGGTACCAAAAAATCCTGCACTGAGATTAGAACACGAAACATACAATAAATAATTGCATGACACACACACTAAAATACGGAACCAACGAGCCTGTTTATAATGCAGGTAACTTTCAAGAATATCATTATGAGCTGGAACATATGGAATGCGAGTGGAAAATAATTTACGGCACATTTAATTTGGTAACAGCATTCACATATCCTTGGATTCAAATACGCTATTGACAAACAGTCAAAAACGTGTTAAATTAATCACTATGTATTAAATGCATACCTGCTATGCTAAATACATATACGTTCAGGCATCAGCCCGGAAGTAGGTTATACCGAAGGAACGCACCTAACTTTAACAAGGAGGGTGATATGAATAGATTCAGTCATCTACTTAAAAAATACACAGAAAATAGTGTGCTAGCCAAAAAGGCAATGACGCTGTTTAGTGCTAGAAAAGAAGTAGATATCAATGCCAATGGCACACAAGGATACGTGGTAAAACACGGTCCTAATGCAGGCAAGGCATTGGCACACAGAGCAGTCAAATCTACAAATAATTGGTAATTATTTTTTAGTAAACAAAAAAGACCTGCTGGCGGAACTGTATCTAAAATTCAAGTTTCGCCAGTGCGGTTCACTCCAAATTGTTTTTTCCCAATGTCTACAAGCCTGATGTGTCCAGCGTTCTAAAGCCACTTTGATTTGATATCTATTGTGAGGCTGTTTGAGTGCTTCATCCATGAATCGCACCAACTCCACATCTGAAAAGACGTCTTCTCCTTCTAGGGTGTGTCGGATGGTTTTTTTAGTGTGTCGAGTGGATCGCATACTAAAAGTATATTTATTCAGCCGATAAATATTGTTATGCGTTACAGAGAATTCAAAAAAACAATAACAGAGGCCACTATTGCCTCATCTACACCTTCCAGTATACCTACATACATTGCAAATTTAAATCAGTTATTATCAACTAATCAACCCATTCTAGCAGGTAAACAGGGAGAAATTAATTTTGTTCCTGATCCGAATCAAAAAGTCAACAGTATCGCAGATGTGATTAAGGGTAAGATTGACAATAAACCTGCTGAAATACAAGTGAGCAAAGTTTTCAAAAGTGCCGATGTAAAAGGCAAAGCGGGGAGATCATTCAATTTAGGTAATGCAACCGAAGGAATGTTTGCCACTGCTATCTATACAAGATTGATCACAGACAAAGATATTTCAATACAGGGTTTAAAATCTAGTTTGGCTAAATTACCGCCACACAATAAAAACGGTGTAACTGTTGGGCCTGCTTCAGTAAAAGATAGAAAAGGTATTGTAGATAAAATTCAATTGTTTATTAAATTAGATGTCAGCAGTTATGAAGGTATTAAGGATCCTCAATCTTTACAAAATTTAATTCCTCATCTACAATCAATTGTAAATTATGTAAACAATGAAGAAATAAAAACACTGACCGCAGAATTTAAAAATAATGGCACAGTTGATTCTGTAAAAGTAATATCCGATGGAGTTACAGATGCTAAAAGTTCTAAAGTAGATGTTGAAGTAGTTTATCTCAACGACAAAGGTGAAAGAAAAGTTGTTAGATATGAAAGATCAGTTAAAACCGGAGGAGTAAAACAGTTTGGTCAAGTCACAGCCGGAGGAGCCAAGCCTGAAGATGATACAGGCAAAGGTATAACACGAACAGAACGATATGATTTACAAGAACAGTTTTGGGACGATTTTGAAATTGATATTTCCGCTTCGCAGGATGACTTTGAAGATTGGCCAGATTTTGTTGAAGCATATGATTTTACATACGCTGAAGCGGCTAAACAATTAAATGCTAAACTACAAGGTGATAAAAAAGAAAAACAAACTGTAAAAAATATTTTTGACGTGATTAAGAAACATGGGTTCGGAGATAGACCTAATGCTAAAACTGTAGACTTTGGACCGAAAGGTTACAAAATTTTAGATTATAAAAAACTAGATGACTTCATTGAGAAAACAGATTTATCAGCAAAATTTATAAAAGAACAAAAGAGACCAGGAGTCGTAATACAAGATCAAAACGGAAAAGATTTTGTGATAATAAGATTGTACAAAGGTGAAACCAAAATGACCAACATGATAGAACGTGGTCCGGCAATGGAACAAATAGTAAAAGTAAAAGAAGGTTAATATGAATCCAGTAGAATTGATAAAAAAGATATTACAGGCACTTGATCAACAAGAGCAAGAAAAAGATCTGCCCAATGCCAACAGAATGAAACAAATAGATGATGTGAATCAAAAGACCATCACACAGTATTCCAACTCTCCAGATGAAAGATATTCCACCGTGGACAAGGTCACAACCAAAGCAGGAGGCGGTGCCAACTATCCAAAACATCCAGCAGACATCAGAGGTGAACATCCATCACAGTACCCTGAAACACGCAAAACTTTTAGAGACTACTACGCTGATGTGGTGTCACAAAGACAAACATCACATGATGCAATGATAGATCAAATGAACACCATGAACAAGGAGACCGAATAATGGCAACTGTAAAATATAGAGGATTGAGTGGTACCAGAGTGGAATTGACTGTGAACACCACAGACACTCTAACCACAATAACCAATGCGGCAATTGCCGATGAAGGTTTGAATGCCAACTACTATGCTGACTTCTTTTTGTTGAGAGACAACTCAGTATTGTTATCAAACAGCGGCGCACAAACTTATGCTCAATTGAATTTGACTGCTGATGATGAATTGGTGGCTGTGTTGGATGACGATCCTGCCACGTACACCAAACAGGAACGTCAGGTTAGAAAATTAGAAATTGCCAGCATACAGCGTGAAGATGATGGTTATGCCAATCATGTTTATGATTTGACCTCACTGCCAGATACCTACAACGGCAATGTACCAGGAGCAGATGACAATCCCAACACAGGCGGATTGTTGCCAAAACGTCCTTGGATAGAAGTGGGTGCTATTGCGGCGCCGACATCAATTGCAGAAGCAGTTGATGGTGGCTCACTGCCGGACCTACAGGTTTGGTATGATGGCAGTGATCCTACAACTATTCAAAATGCTGGAGTTGATGAAGAAGATATAGAACAATGGAATGACAAATCTAATTTTGCTCACAACGCTAATCCTGTTGGAGGAGCATCTGCGAAACCGTTGTATGAAGCCAGCGATTTAAAAAATAACAATGAGTATGTTAAGTTCGACGGCAACGACATTCTCAGTGTTAATCCTTTTACACAACTCGACGAAGCAACTGGATGGAGTATGTTTATTGTTGCCAATGCTACAGACATCAGTGCCAACGGTGGATTGTGTGCTACAAACACAGGCGACTTGAAGATAAGAATTGACGCAGATGGTAGCACCAGTTTTAGAAGCACAAGCAACAACTATGCCTACTTTGGAACAGGCACTATTACAGATAACACTTGGCATATATGGAGTTTGATATATGATGGCACCGCATCAGGAAACGCAAGGCTGATTGGTAGGTTGGACAAGACCAGTGCTACACTTTACACAGGCACCCAACCAGCACAATTAAGCACAGGAAGTGATATAATGTATCTTGGTAGCACCAACGAAGCAGGCTACGACCTAACAGGCTATATAGGTGAAGTTATTATGTTTAACAGAACACTTACAGCAACAGAATACGGCAACGTAGAAAACTATCTAAGCAACAAGTGGGGCTTGTAATAAATGGCTAACCGTAAGCACTACAATCTAAAACAAATGGTAGTCGCAGGCTACTCAGATGATCACACATTTAATCACAAGTTTGGTGCTGTTCCAAGTTTAAGCATCAACACCATGGGTACAATCTGGGACATACCTGACACACTTTATCCTTGGACAGCATTGGACACTCCAGCGATAGTAAATGTGGAACGCAACGATGCTGATGACACAGGATTGATTGTTACCATACAAGGATTGGACAGTGATTGGAACTTTCAAGAAGAACAAATCACAATCACAGGCGCGGATCAAGTGGGCACCAAACTGTGGCGTAGAGTCAACAGAGCATTTGTTACTTCAGGCACAGCCGTAGTGAATGTGGGCGACATTGACATTGAAGCAGGAGCCGCCGGTGGAACCACAGTTGCTCGTATCACAGCCGACCTTGGACAGACACTGATGGCTGTTTATACCATACCAGCAGGATACATTGGATACTTGTATCAAGGAACCATGACCGTACAGGCTAACGCAGATGCTACAGGCTTTATGTTTATTCGCAGAAACACAGTAGGCACAACTTTCCGTGTTGGACATACTTTTGAAGTTGGTGGCGGATCACAATATGATTACGAGTTTGCCTTTCCACCACCAATACCAGAGAAAAGCGATATTGATGTGAGAGCCGCAGTTAGAAGTAACAATGCTAGGGTCACAGCCGCTTTTGATATCTTGCTTGTTGAGAACGATCCCGAAGCACCTATTACTGACCTACTATAAAAGATTAACCCCTGCCTAATCATGTTGACTCCGATTGAGATAAAATTTTCAGCACAGAGCATCCTCAACACCCTGAAACACTGTCAATTGGAACAGGATCAGTTTGATGACATGAACAAACTGGACATCATGGAACCCACAGGCAATTTCTTCTATGATCCTTGGCAGTTGAAAGAATCTTTTCGCACACCAGAGTTGATTGCACTGTTTGATCAGTTGCCACCAGTGGGGCAGACCAAGATAGTGAGCATACCACCCGGCACAGCCTATCAGGCTCATGCTGACATTGAAGACAGATATCACATCACTCTGCAAGGCAAACACAGTTACCTTATAGACCTAGAACACAATGAGATGCATTCAACAGATGTGAATGATCAGTGCTATCTCATGGACACCACCTGTGTACACACAGCGGCAAACTTTGGAGATTGTGACAGAATACAGTTGGTGATCAGACTGCTGTTGAATCGCAACAGATTGAACACACCTGTGAGAATCAGCATTCAACCCAAACTGTTGGACCAACCTCACAATCAAAGACTGTGGATGGATCAACACATCCTCACATGGTTGAACCTGGCCAACAAACGTGGCATCATGGCTCATTACAATCCCATGGGAGAAGACACACATTGGTGTTTTGATCTGGAGCAGGAGTGCGTGACAGAATTTGAACAGAGGGTGCGTGAATTGCCTTTTGAATGTGTAGTGGCTTGCGACAGTGTTGCACAACTGCCGCAAACCTCAACTCGAGTTGCCTAAGGAAGGCATTGACCGTGTCTGAAGTGGTCAATACTATCCTTATTGTAGCAGATATTTTGGCAAATGTCAAGCCTTGACTTTGTGCATCAAATAAGGTATAACTAATACTATGCAAAAAATATACGAAGAAATAGTGAAAGACTTGTTGGCATACAGAGGAGCCATTCATCCGTTTGTGGCAAAGAACACCAAAAAAGGTGACTCTTGGCATGAACCATCAATGCAACATCTACAAAAACTGTTGAACAAGTATCACGATTTGGCAAAAAAAGCCACCCAAGACTAGTACACACACCAAAAAAAATTTAATCAAAAAAAATTTAATTGGGTACTTAACACCACCATGGGCCTACTTTTGAGCTGGTCCATTTGGTGTGTTAGGTTGGTTTGGTGTGAACAACACCTGTGGATAAGTTAAATACACACAGTATGATGAATCCCAACGATATACCAGGCTGGATCAATCAAAGACATCAGGAAAGACTGATGGAAACACTGATCAACCACAAACCTCAACGCATACTGGAGATCGGTTGTGGCTATGGCAGAAGCACAGTGACCATACTGAATCATATGCCTGATACTGCTGTGTTGCACACTGTGGACACATATCGACATCTGGATCCACGCAAGTTTGCCAAAAAACATTTCAAAGGCTACAAACGCAGAGGCTGGGCAATGCCACCCGTACTGACCGAAAACATTCATTTGATGCAACAGTTGGGACAGAGAGGCTTTTGGGAACACATCACAGCACAGCACCCACGCCGACAGTCAGTCACAGCACACGAAATGACCAGTGTGCAGTACATTCAGCAGTATCAGGATCGAGCATACGACATGGTGTATTTGGATGGTGATCACTCATATGCGGCTGTGAAAGCAGAGATCACACACTATGAACAGACACCCATACTGTGCGGAGATGACTATGGACCAGCACATCCAGGAGTGATACAGGCAGTGGATGAACTGCGACTGAAGTATCCTGATAGAGCATGGCAACCATCAGAACAGCACGTCAAGAGTGGTTATTGGGTGGTGCGAATCTAACTGCAATCAAGCAAAGTACACACGATGTAGATGATCAGCAAAGCGACTGTGATGTTGCACTGAAGGGTGCATATCATTTTCTGCTGGCGGTATTGTGGGATCCAGGATCACTTCACAACTGTGATAATCCACTGGCACTGTGTACCAGTCCTTGGGATTGGGTATGCGATAGGGTGCTTTCAATGAACTGTCCAACTGATTGCGAGCTGATTCCAACTGTGTGTGCAAGGGTTCAGTCTCCACAGATAGATGTATCACACGAGCACCTGTGCCACGCAGAAACCCATCAGTGATCTGTTGTAGCACCATGCTGTTGTAGTAACGGTTGTACACACCCATGGGATTTAGATAGGTGTCTTTGGTGCTCTTTTCTATGTACTGCTGTATGTAAGACTCTGTGCTGTCTGATGTGTTGTCTGAATGACTCAATCCAAAAAACTTGTTGAATCCCAATATCACTGTTTTCCAACCAAATGAGGGATCAACCACATTGCAGAAAGGCACAGTGGTACGAGCGGGCCATTGCAGTGATAATCTGCTCATGTAGGTCC